CATCGCCTTCCTGCTCTGCTAAGAAATAGCAACGATAAGCCTTCTGTGACACATTGTTATATGTCACAGTAACAACTTCTACCTTATGAGCCACCACACCGCCAGCAGGAGAAATAATCTCCTTACCACCAATGGTAGATGTCTTCTTGACGACCAACTCCTCGAAGATAGCCTTCATTCTCACCTCCAGGTAATCGGTGATGAGATGCGAGCGACCTTCTGTATCGGGAGTCCACGAGCCTCCGTTCTCGGAATTGAAGTTACCGACTAGCAAACCACTTAAAAGCTTCTGAATCTTCTCCCAAGTGATAGTACCTTTAGCGGTGTCATCGTTTATCTTTGAGATGAAGTGCTTACTTCCCTCTGTCGCGACCTGATTCTTAACCTGTGTAGTTGTTAATCCTGCTCCGGTTCCGCCATTTCCGTTTTGAAGAGACGAGATCTGCTGCTGAATCTTTTGAATGGTTCCAACCTCCTTGTCCTCGCGAAGTGTTATGTCGTATGTCGGAATCTTGCCATCTTCTTCCTTGATCGTGAGCTGGTCGATAGAGATAATTCCTTCGATATTGAGGTCTGTATCATTGAAGTTCATCAGGTCGCCAGCCTTCAGTGTATCGTGCAGGCTCTTGATAGTTCCGGTTTCGTCTGCCTGCGCCTTATCGTGCTGTCTCGCCATAAAAAGCTCGTCAACCTTAGGCTGATAGACATACCTTGTGTAGTCATTATTGTCAAGGAGCGCAATAGCATACTTAAGGAGCTTCAATGATGCGGCATTCACATACGAATCAGGAAGAGTGATGCCGGTAAGAACGAAATGGTCGCCATTCTTGATAGGGTAGTCTTTGTATGGAAACCAAAGCTCAAGAGCGTCATCCTTGATTCTCTCGATAGTAAGTCTCCACCTTCCGTCAACCTTGGCTGAGGATGCCACCTTGAATGTCCGACCACCACACATACCATCTTTCATAGAGATGGAGAAGTCATCATCCTTAAGGTCGTTGATGTCGAAATCGATAGCCTTGTTGAGGTATATATCAACATTCTTTACTGTTTCGTTGTCGCCAAACCTTCCGTCGTCATCAGGAGCAACTCCCTCATCAATCTCATCCACACGCACACCACCGATTTCCATCTCCTCGATGGTAGGGTATATTTCTATAACTCCATTCGTCTTATCATCAGTATCAAAGAACTGCGATGCCGAACGGAGTCCAATCTCCTCTATATTGAGAGAATCGATGTATGGTCTATATGGATCAGTAGAGAATTTATGCAGTTTCCCGGTTGGATTCACATACTTCTTTTCCTGTTCAGTAAGAGAGTCGTAGAAATCACTCAGCGATACGTGAGGGAATCCAGGCAGCATAAGCCTGTTGATGGACATATTATTCGGAAGATTCTTTGCGTACTCCTTCATGGATGAAGGAACGACCTTCTTATTGAGACCGGACGTGATATACATCTTTGTATTTCCGGCATTGACCTGCGCAATAAACGCATCAAGCTTCTCCTTTGATTCCTCATCTCCGGTGTCAGTCTGTGTTCCCTTTAACTCGGAGTAGAACCTGCATTTGCCAGAGCTGCCAGACTGTGTTACATAACCGGTAATTGTAGTCTGAAAATCGAACGTTACCTGAAGGACCCATCCATTAGACTGCTCCTGGGTTTGACCGGAAACGACGTACTTTCTCTTATTCTTGAAATATGTCTCGATATAGTCGACATCCAGTTCAAGCTCGACATTTGTGCTAGCTGTAACCACTTTCGTGATATTCGCCACGTACTTGACACCGAGGTCCGCATAGTAATGAGAAGGAAGATTCTTCTCCGAACCATACGCTCTCAGTCTCGTAATGACACTCTGATCAGAATCTGCGTTCTGCACAATCTCGTAGAGTCCATTTCCGATACCATAAGAGAAAATATGCCCTGCCTCAATTCCTGTAGTACCGACATAGATATTTCTTCCTCTGACTATGAAATTCACATCCCACTTCTCGTTCACAAGCGCAAGAGCCTGCCAACAAGTCTGTGAGTCCACTGTAATAGACATCGATTCGATGACGTTATCTTCGGTTTTCTCACCATAAATCGACAACCACTCGCTTTCAAGGGCTCCACGCTGAACGGAACGGTCCTTGTTTCGGGAGTAAATCTTCCAAAGATCTGCACCAATCTGCTCGTCGAGGTTCGCCTGGATCCTGTCGAGCAAATCGTCCAAAGTCTGTACGAAGAATGGAAATTTCGGTAGGGAAGTGTAGTGGAGTTCGTTGTCGTTCAATACCACATCGAGGAATTCAGCCCTAGCAAGCTCATCCTGCAATGCGTTGAACTTCACACTGTCATATACGAAGCCCTCTCCGTATGTGTCGGGTCTGGCCTGCTTGTCTTTGCCCGGCTCGTAGTTGAGCTCGAATCGCTCGCCACGATAGACAATATAGTCTCCTATCTGAAAGTTGATAGGCACTTCATGCTTGAAGTTGATAGTCAAAAAGCATTCGCCCATCCAGGAATCAGAGTACTCCAATCCATGAACGGTTATCTGCTCTCCGTTAACGTCTGTCAGCTTCGAGCCATCCTTATGATAAATATTCCAAGTGCTCATTTGTATGCTATCCTAAATTTGAAATACTGCCCTGTGCATCCATAATTGGCTTGATGTCAGTAACAGGGTCGTTAATCTTGAAAGTAATAGAGAGGACCAGCAAGTCCTCGCTGCCCGGATATCTGTATAGGTCCGGATCAATGCTCTTCAGTCTCACATGCTGCCTTCCAATCTTGTTGAAGTCGCAGTACATTTTCATCATGCCAGACTTGCGGAGATAGTCGATGAAAGCCTTACACTTCTCGTTGGCACCGAAGGCATCACCCTTGAACAGGAACTTGACCTTGTTCTCGTATGCTGCCATATAGAGACCGTCCTTGCCAATATACTCATCGTCGCCATGCTCGTCGTGCCATTCCCTTTTAATAGGCTCCTTGACAGAATCACAAGGCTTGAACGGACTCTCGCTAACGTACATACCGAAGTCGGCGATGGAGTCTTTCACCTCATTCCCATCGCCTTCCTTCTGCATGTATATCCTGAAATAATCTTTCATACCTTAATTCAACTTTTTATAATTGCAAATATACAAAAAATAGAATAAATATGCAAAAATATGCGCATAAATATGCGTTAATTGAACTTAAAGTCGTGTCTATCCCTGATATTGACTGGTCCGGTAGCTTTCACGACTGTTCCTCCGTATTGATAGACGAAGCACTTTGCGGCATCTTCGCATTCAACATGAAGCTCTGCACCATCTAACAGATTGACAAACACCCTAGAGAATCCCTTAACCTTCAGGTAAAGTGAAGAGTTGTGTCTTACGTATATCTCTCCACTGTCCATCCAGTCATAGCTGATATTTGCTACGCACTCTCCATTGAGGATGACAACCTTCGGATTTTGCAGGTCAACGTTCTCGTCAACATACACACCATGATCGTGAATAACATCACCAAAGTACTTCTTCATATCTTTGGTCGAAGGCCAGTTTCTTCCGATACAGAAGTCGATACCCTTAACAAACTTATCAACCATCTCATGTTTGGATGAGTTGTCATGCCACTCGGCGGTCCACTGAGCGCAAAGACCCAGTGAAACCGCCTCGTTCTTCATTCTGTCTGATAAATTTCTTTTTTCAAACATAATTATTTCATTTTTAAAGATTTCGTACCATTGATAACTCTGTTGAAGTTATCGTTCAACTCCGAGACAGTCTTATCGATTCTCTCTGCTGCATCTGCATTGCGCAAGGTGTTTTGAGCAATCAGGTTAAGCTGAGTCAACTGAGACTTTGCAATCTCACTCATCTCAGGTAAGAATTTCCCCTGCATCTCACGAACAACAGACAAATCGAGACGTATGCTGTTTACATAACTGGCTAGGAGATCAGCTGTCTCCTCTGTGATACTCTTAACAGAGTTGGTGGCAGATGAGCTTCCGTTCTCTCTCATATCAAATCCATTATTCTTCATTGCATCAAAGAGTCCGGTTATCTGAGGAGTTACTTTTTCCCCAACCTCGTAAAGCTGCTTTGCAAACTTATCCATATCTGTCTCGTCGAGCTGTCCCTTTTCATCAAGAACGGATGTAAGCCATTCGAGAGGTTTTTCAAGTGCCTTCTCCATGATTTTCTGAGATACGATATTCTTCGTAACATCGCGAACCATGTCCTTCACCTTCTCCCTATAGGCATCTACCGCATCCTCGCCTTTAGCCCATGCACTCACGATAGTGTCAGTAAGTGTGCTTGCCCAGCTCTTCATATCGATAGAGTAAACGTCTTTAAGGAAGTCCTGTGCGAACGTCTTGATCTGTAACTCCATCTCCTTGATTTGCTGGTCGTAGTCGGCGAGTTTATCCTTATCCGTCTTTTTCTTATCATCCTCGGCTTGCCTCTGCTTCCTTAGCTCGTCTTCCTGAGCGTGGAGTAGGGCGAGCTGGTCTGCGTATGCGGAAGGATTCGTCTCCGTCTTCATCACAGCATCATAGGTCTCCTTGCTGTAGTGACTCAAGTTCTTGCCACCGAAGAAAGCCTTGCCCATATCAGTCTTGGAATAAGCCTCCCAAGCCTTATAGTCATTCTTGACATCGTTGAGCTTTTTAGTCGTATCTGAAGATCTCTCGTAAGAATAGATTCCACCGAGCGTCTTTTCGATAACAGAACTGATATTGCTAGATAGGTTCTTCAATTCATTCAGCTGTCTCTCTGCGAGCTTTATCTGTCTGTCGAGCTTAGCATCATGAGCCTTTGCAAACGCCTTGATAGGTGAAGTAAATATGCCGGTGACACCGGCAAGGATTCCACCAATATTGCCGGACTCCGCGCTTGTTACCACCTTTGACAGTGAACTTGACATACCGGAGAATGTCTCGAAGAACGCAGAAGCGTCCTGCCATCCGTCAGACTCAGTGTCAGCTCCGAGAAGGGAAGCAGTCTCTTTGATGTCATTGAATGCTTCACTCATTCCCTGGACATTCTGGTCGATAATGCTTACTACGTTAGCAAACTTATCAAGAGATTCTTTCGCCTTTGTTCCATCTTTAAACAGAATCTCAGCAGCCTTCATCATAGCCTTTCCACTGGCAATCATGCTGTCACCACGCTTGATGAAGTTTTCGTCTCCCATTTTGAGGCCAAGTTCGCGAACCTTCTTTCCTTCAGCAATTTTACTTGCTGCGATTGTCATCTGCTCACTGGCATCAGAAATCTTCTGCTCGGCCATTCCCTTTAGACCTCCATTGAGGAAAGTCTTCTTTGGACTCGTCAGCTTCGACAACTGCTCATCAAGCTGCTTGATTTCCTTGGCGTACTCTCTCGCATCGATAGCTCCGTTTTGCAGAGCCTCGTTGATATTCTGCCTGATTCTAGTCCCGATAGCCTGAGCCTTATCCATACCGAGAGAAACGATAGCTCCGTAGAAATTGAGATAATCAGAAGAGTTCTTGAACTTGTCGAGTTTAACCTGACCAATCTCCTTGTCTCTCTGAATCTCATATCTCGCCTTGATACCAGGATCATTCGTCTTCTTGATAAGTTTATCGTAATCCTGTCGAATCTTAAGAATCTTGTCCTCGTAATCTTCTGTCTTCTCGATGATATCGGCGGCATCTTGCAAAGACTTAACATAATTACCACGGAGGAGTTCTGTAATCTTTTTCCACTCTTCGTACTGATTTGGTAGCTTAAGCTTTTCCTTAGCTTCTCCGTCAGTCATGCTGAGAGAATCCTGAAGATTGAATATCTCATGGTAGTGAGCGTAATACTCGTCCATAAGAGATTGTACCTTGTCATCCATCTGGAATGCGTCAACCCATGCCGACTCAGCAAAGAATTTGCTACCAGTTTTTTCAAGAAGACTCTTATACAAATCCCATCGCTCAGACAGTTTGTTCATAGACTCGCTGAAATCAGCCGCCTTCTTTTCATACTCCTTTTTATCCTTCTCATCGAAGAGCCACTCTGCGACCTCGCGATAGATGGATGTCTGGAACTTCTTTCTCTCTGTGGTATTTATGCTGAATCCTTCAAGGAGAGAATGAACAGCCTTCTGATAGTCGTCAAGATTAAGACCGGTAACCTCTGGGAAGAGATTGTAAGTCTTCTTCTTTGCCTCTTCATCAGACATTATGCTCTTGTACTTCTGGTACATCTGCCTTGCAGACTTCAAGCTACTGAGTCGTTCCTGTAGGCGTTTAAGTTCTGCGTCTTCTTCGCGACCATTCCTGTTTTTGCCTTTCCCAAAGTTACCAGTAACCTTGTTCTTTCCAAGATCGTCAGAGATGTAACCTGCGTCAGCGATAGCTTTCCACAAATCGTACTTGTGTTTAGCATTCTTGTACTCAGAAGAATTCTTGCTTACTTTTCCATTGACTATCGTGTCAAGCTCATTTCTCGCAGCTTTGAGCTCCTTACGAATATTCTCACCTGTGGTCTCGAAAGACTGGTCTTGTACTTGCCTTAACGCATTGTCAACCTCTCTCGTCCAAAACTTACCTTTCTTTTTGTTTCCAGTGAAAGTTCCGTTCTTGTGAAGTCTTTGCCTTATAATCTCAGAGAAAGGAGTGTTCACGCCAGAGTTATACGAAGGCTTTCCCTGCTTTCCGTTACCACTGTCGCCTGGCCAAAAGTCCATATCCATGAGCTTGCTGATAGCCGAATGAAAATAATACAAGATGGTTTTGCTTGTAATATTTGCTTTCTGAGCCATCTTGTCCATCATGCTGGCGAAAATCTCAGGGTTTCGTTTTGCCCACGTGCGGAATTGATCTTGAGACAATCCGATCTGTTTTCTGACGGACTCAAGTCCTCTCGGCACGTCGTCATACATTATTTCGGACACATCATCGCTAGAATCCTTCGCTCTTTCCGCAAGTTCCTTTAACCAGTTTTCTGTCTCCTTGCTTCCGTTTGCAAACTTGTCGACAAATTTTTCCCAATCATCTCCGCCAATAGCCGCAAGCATCCTAATCTGCTCAGTAAGGGGCAGGCCCTTGATTTGGTTTGCTAGCTCTTCGTTGTTTTCCATCAAAGACCGGATAAAATCCTCCATTTTTGCCTTTGTATTAGAGTCGAGCTCGTCGAACATCACCTGGAACTTAGACAGAGATTCTTGTGCTTGCTCCACATTCTTTGCAATATCATCGTTCGTGAGTCCATTCAACCACTGTAACCATTGTGGAGTATCAGCTCCGATCATATCGAATAGGTTGTCGCTAACAAGACCTGTTGCTGAAGTTGCGTTATTCGTTATAACTCCATATTTATCAGCTAAGCCATCATTTGCTTTTTTCGCATCCTCAATTTTTTCTTTGAGTATGTCGTATTGTTTTGACAGGCTTCCTGCGCTTTCAACCTGCTGCTTGATAGAATCCGTGTAGTCATCTGAACTTTTCAGAATCTCCTTCATCGAGTCAACTTGCGAAGAAAGGTTGGACGCGTCTTTTGGGCCTAATCCAGACAGAAAATCTCCGTAACTTTTGGATTTCTGCTTAGCTCCATCAATCAACGTCTTTTCTTCTTCCTTTACTCGACTTGACCATTGATTGTACCCCATCAACAATGAAGTGATAGCCGTAATGCCGATCCCCCACCAACCACCGATGGCGTTGATAAATCCTCCGATCTTTGAAGTTGTCATGCTCCATACGGCAGACATTCTGCCTCCATTCAAGATGATTTGCTCTTGTTTGGCGGTTATTTGTCCCATTAATGCGAGCTGACTAATTATCTCCTTAGAAACCAAGCCTTCCTTGACTGCTCGTTGCATCTGCAATACGGACATTCTTCCTTCGAGTGCAGCCCTATTGTAGCTCGCGACAAGCGATTGCTTTTCCGACAGAATAGCAGCTTTCTTGAATACATTTTGCTGGGCAATCTTCTGCGTAATCTCTCCTTCCACAACAAGTTGCTGCTGTTCGATGGCATAAGACTTTAACTGGGCATTCATCTGCTGAGTATAACTCTTAGCAAGTGATCCAATACCCATCTTAGAATAAGCCATACCGCCGAGCTTCCTTGCAGCAAACACCGCTCCGAATGAAAGAAGGGCAGGAGACAGCTTGTCCAAAGCTAACACAAGGTCGGTTACTCTATTTATGATGAACGAGAAAGTTCCTCCGACGATATTCTTGCCTTCTGCGAACTTTCCTAGCATAATATCCCAGGCATCAATGAGCTTGTTCCAGCGACCAAGTAATGTCTCTGATAAGACGAACTGCATATTGTAGAACTGACCACCTTCGTCCGTCATCTTCCAAAGTACTTTCTGGACATCCTCAAAGCTTACTTGTCTAGCAGTAATCATCTTCTTGACATCTGCCTGGGTATAATTGTTCCTTCCGTTCTTTCCTTCTGAATTGTAAAGCTCCGTAATTCTCTGTAAGAGTGGAAGTCCAGCGTAAGCAAACTGGCGCAACTCCTTACCGTCAAGCCAAGAACGGGCCTTAACCTGACCATAAGCCAAGCCAAGTCGTTCGAAAGACACACCAAGACCTGATGCGATATCAGCGAGACGCTTTGTGGTATCATACAAGTCATTCGCCTCAACTCCGAATGCAGCCAGCTGTTTTACATCTCGGTTCAGCTCTCCAAACTTGAATGGAGACTGCAACGCAAGTTGCTGTGTCTGAGCGAACAGCTCGTCAGCCTTCTGTACATCACCAAGGATGGAGCGCAACGCAACATGCTGCTGAACAATCTCGCCGCCGGTCTGTACGATTGAATTGAAGAATTGCTGCGCGCCAAAGACAATACCTCCCTGCAAGAAGAGAGACTTGATGTCTCCGACTATGGATTGCATCTTCTTCGCTTCAGCGTTTGCTCCGGCGAATGCTGCTGCGAGGTCGTTTCGTGCCTTTGCGGCAGTTCTCGTTATCTCTTCTTGATGTTTTCGCTCAAGGTTTATCGCTTCCTGTTTTTGATCAATTACAGTTCGCATACTGTTTATCAGTGGAGTATATTCGCTTGCTCCTCTGCCAATAGAGAATAAATCTTTGATAGAATAACTACCAAGATTATTCATCGCACTGCGCAATGTATTAAGCTCTTGCGTAATTTGCGAGAATGCCTGTTGAAGTTGCATTAACTCTTGCGTACTTAATACATTCTTTCCACTTCCAAATAAACCTTGGATCTGTTGTCTTTGTGCTTCGAGTTCCTTAACTCTATCACGTACAAGGGATTCTGCCTGTTTTCTAGATACCGAAATTGCTTCTCTTCTAGCCTGGTTAGTTCGCTCCGTCGCTTCTCTTAGCCTATTTTCGGCAGCAATCATTTCTTCATTACGGCGTACGATAGCATTTCGCAACTCAGCGAGTTCTCTTTCTCTGACAGCTAACTCCTGTGCAGCCTGTGCTTCATTTTTCATCGCGACAAAGTTACCGTGCTCGGTTGACTGTCTGTCTCGTTCCAAAATTGCGGATTTCAGTTGCTGCATTTCCCTGTAACGCTCATTAAGCTCCTGCGCCTGTTTTGATTCGTTAACAAGCGTCACGAAAGCCCCTTGAGCCTCCATTTCCTTGTCGCGTCTTAAGATGTCTTCTTTTAACTTGGCAAGTTCATTGTATCTATTTGTTAAATCAAGTGCAGCCTGTGCTTCATTTTTCATCGCGACAAAGTTACCGTGCTCGGACTGTTCCTTGTCTCTACGAAGAATGTCTGCTTTTAGTTCCGATAACTCCTTCAGCCTTTTGCTGAGATTTGCAGTTTCCTGAGCCTGAATGCCCATTTGAGCCGCTATATTTTTAAAATCCTCAGCGATTTCTTTGCTATTCTCTCTATTAAAGTTCTTAAATAACTTCTCAGCAGACTTTCTTCCGGACTCAGTTTTTAGATCCAACTCCGAAAGTGCTTCTGAAATTTCTTTCAGTTTTGACCTAACATTGCTGTCTTTAATGTTTAAGTCAAACCACAAGTCACCTAAATTTCCACCTGCCATATCCTGAATATTTTAAAATTAGAGTTTATTGTTTAAGTAATCAGCAAGACTTATCTTCTTGCCAACGAGGCTTCCCTCGTTCTTCTTTTTCTCCATCCACCTGTCGTAGAGGTCATCCATCTCCTTCTTGGTATGCTTCTTCGGACCGCCTTCCTTCTTGGTCTTAGGATAGACGACAAGAGGCTGGTCTGCAACCATGAGGTCAATCTGCGCCGATGAATAGCCCCACCAGTAGTCGTAGGCCGCGATGAAGTACTTACGCTGAAAGAGGAAACCGAACTTCTCCGCTAGTGAGAAGGCTGCTCCCCAGCTGGTTCTGCTTGGATAGCTTTTGCTTCGCTCCTCGTCATCGTCATCATCACGTCCGTCATCCCGGTCGCTAATATGGTAGCCAGTGAGAATGCGTTCGATGGAATTTTTTTTTTAGAAACATCTAGGACCCTCAGAACCTCGGTCACATCCACATCCTTGATGTAGTAGAGCCAACGCCAGTAGATCCAATACAGGAATCGAATCTTCCAGATGTTGTTGAGAAGGATGCAGACGCAAATCTTGACGTTGCGCTTCCATTCGTTCTTCTCCTTAGCCCTGATATGAGAACACCTGATCATGGTTCCCTTGCGAAGCCAGCCGAGCTTGTGCTTCTTTCCACGGAACACGAACTCGGTAGGCTCGTCGTGCAGTACGCTGTCGAGTAACTTCTGCAAGTCCACTGAAGGCTGCTCAATTTTCTTTTCTTCTGCCATGATTGCATGCTATTAAATGAGATAGGGCGGCACGGCTGTTGACTAGCCTGCCGCCCAACGGTTTGTTATCCTGAATCTAATTACCTAAAGAAGCCTTACACGTCGCCAGTTGTTGTGCCCTTAGTAAGCCAAGCGATACTGCGCTTACCTGCACCCTCGATAGAACCAGAGAACTTGAATGCAACCGGCTCTGTACCTGAGTTGTCCCACTGCAAGGTAGCGTAGAGAGCGATATTGGTGATAACCATGAGGTTCTCCTTCTCGTCGTCAACGATAACGATAGTGCCCTTGATCTTGAACTTCTTAGGCTCAACTGCGATACCTGTAAAGCCGGTAGTAGCGTCGAGGGTAGCGTCACCTGTACCCTTCAGAGTAACCTTGGTCAGCTCTGTGATAGCATCCTCGCCGAACATAATTGTCAGCAAGTCCTTTGCCTTTGAAGGAACAACGAACTCTACATTGAAGTCGCCGAGCTCAGCTGTAGTCGCCCAGTCGCCTGCAAGACCGATAACCTTGTAGTGGTTGATGGTTGGGTCATCCATAGTCGCCTTCAGCGAGTCAACGGCAACCGGAAGCTCGACCTCTGGGGTGATGTCAACTGTAGCCTTGCTCAAATCGGTAATAGCCTTTGAGTAGAGCAGAGTTTTAGGACCATTGAAAATGTCCTTCATCTTGTCAATAGTTGTCATAGCCATAATCTAAAATATTTTAAATTGTTATACCTGAATACTTATCTAGTACGTAACCTTCCCTGTATGATCGTCACGGAAAAACCTGCTCCGTCGTCAGCCTGGATAGCAACGTTCGGTCTGGTAACGATGATGTTGTCTGTTGAAATTGGAAATCTTTCGAGGACAGCCTTGACTTTCTTATCCATTTCCGAAGGACTGAAACCGTTCGGATTCGCCGAGGAGGCCTTATCTCTTACATACACCTCTATCTGGATAGTGGTAGTATAGTAGTTGTAGGAGCCATCGTAGTTCATCTCGTTGTTCCTGATTGTGTACGGAGCACTTACGACGATGTAGCTACCTATTTTGGTATCCACAGCCTTAGGACGATTCCTGGGGTACACCTTGTCGCATATACCCTTTACGGCGTTCCCTAAGTCGAAATATATCTGCTTGATATCTACCATAGCTTACAGTTTGTTAAAAGTTGAACTATTGGCGTACACTACGCAGGCATCGAACATATCTGGAAGAGACTCGTATGTGTTGTAAACTGTCTCGAAAATGCGGTTCTCCTTATCGAATACTGCATATTCAACAGGACATATCGCAACGAGTGCCCAGTCTTTCCCGGTAGATTTCACCTTTCCGACACGTCCGTATAGAAGGTTAGGACCCCACTGGTGGCCGCCACCGACTGAACCGGTGTAGCCTTTGTTCTCTCCTCCGTCGTAGTAGAACGGGAGATTGTATCTCTCTCCTTCTGCCAGGGTTACTCGCGTTGGTGCTTTTTCACCCTTCGAGGCACGCACCATGTAAATGAGCTTGCCTTTGTAATACACTGCTGCATAGAACGAAGTATATGCGTTACCGGTGATATTGTAGAACGTCCTGTTCTCTTTGAAATAGTTGACGGTTCTGTGAGCAAGTTCCTGCATAATCGCAAGCATCTTGTCATACGCCAGCTTTTCGACCCTTGGCTTAATCTGATGCTCGAACTGCGCTCCAAGAGACAGACGCTTTCCGATAAAGTATTTCGCCATAATCTAAACCCTTGTCAAATTCCAATATACAACAGTCCTGTTATTATCCGGCTCGCAGTCCTTAACCATACCTACCTCGGTGTTGTTGCCGACAGTGGAGTAGATGGTGTCGCCGTCAAGAGGACATCTGTCAGCATCCCATTCGTCATATCTGACCGGAATCGATGCCTTCCTCTTGTTCTGGTCGACGTTCTTGTCTCCCTCTGTAGTAGTATCGGTGTAGCTGCGGCCTTCGCCATAGTAGAGAATGATTTCCTTGTCCTCACCAACTGGAGCATCATCATCGGCAAACGGGTCATCAGGGTCGGCTTTTCCGACGACCTTCCTCACGATCTTGATGATGTGAGGGTATCTTGGGTTTCTGATGTTTTCCTTTTCCATACGCCTTATTTGATAATGTGAGGGAGAGGTTCTCCCCAAGGAGAATAATTCGCCCTCTTTACTCCGTGGGAGGTCACCCGGAAGGTGGACTTCTTCTTGAGCATCGAATCAGGCTCCAGCTCTGCATAGATAGCGTTAGCCTCTGCCTTCATCTCGCTCCTGTCGTTGTCCGACATGTCATAGCCACCTCCCGAATGAGTCCATCCGTTATCGGAATCGGAGGTGTTATTCACCTTGCTCGGACCAAGAACAAACCATTTCAGCATGTCGGCATAGGCAAGTCTCACCTTGTCCTTGTCGCAGGCTTCGAGGTCGATGCCGTTTTCAAGCTCCCTGTCGTGCATGATGCCCAGCAGAGCCTTCATCGGCATCTCGAACTTCACCTTATTAATAAGGTAGTCGTTCACAGTGTAGATATTCATCTCCGAATCCATAGTCATACAATCTAGTTACGTTAAAGAATTAACCCTTCTGGGTAATATCGATAATCCAACGGTAAGGGAAGTCGAGCATTGCTGGAACAGCAGCAAACATCAAGTCTGTATGCCACTCCAGGTAATCACCGTTGGCGATTGTTGTGTTGGCAAGCAAACCAAGACCGTCGTTGGTTGTTGCGAATACCTTGTCAACAAGTTTATTACCCCACTTCTCGAACATCTTCTTATCCTTGATCTCCTTGTGCTCGAACTCGAAAGCGTTACCGCGAGGACGAAGAACAACGATGTTGTCAGACCAAGCCTGCTCTGTCTTCTGTGTACCATCGAAGAGAATAGTAGTTTCTTCCTCCTCTACAAGTTCGATAGGAGAAAGGCCCTGGATGTCTCCGAATGCCTTCAGGAACATATCCTGATTTACACCATAGTCCTCAACGTAAGCAACATAGTGAGCTTTACACCAGTTGATCCACAATTCCTTAATCTGTTTGTTCTTCAAGAACACATTGAAGAAGGTGTTGACGGTCATCTGCCAAACGAGAGGCTGACCCTTACGATTGAATGTTTTACGCCAGCTCTCTTCAAGAACTCGCATCTGCTCCAGAATATCGCAGGTCTCATCAGCCCAAGCAACCTTACCGCACTTCTTGAAGTTATCGGCAGGCATATTGGTCTTGTGGATTGGAGCCTGAATACCACGACCGATACCGGTGTAGTCAAGCTTACCGGTAGAAGCAAGCTTCGCTGTCATGAAGTTCATTGTGGTATCAACGGAGTCCATCAACTCCTGAACCTGGTCTGTCCATTCCATAACGACATCGCGGTCGTTACCGAACTCTTCGAACTGGTTCATCAAATACTCACGTTCCTCTGCGTTCTGGTAGATACCGTCTGTGATAAAGTCTGGAATTGTTGCAGAGTAAACCTGCAAGCCACCCTTATCCTTCTGGAAAGAACCAGCCAAAGGAGCACGCATGTTAGCCAATGTAGCGGCACGAAGTTTCTTTGCCTCGACAGTGAATGTCGCAACACCCTTTCTGTTGGTTGGTGTCAGGTCAGCAGCAATACGTCCCTGGGTCTTCCACCAGCCATAGTTTACGTGAAAGATGTCCTTTTCGTCAAGAAACTTCTGGAGGTATTTGGTGTTGTCCTTACTAGAGAAGAACTTCGCCATCCTCGAATTTTCAATATTAAACTTTGGCATATCCTAAATACAATCTAATAGTTAAACAATTAGTAGTTCGTGTAGAACAACTCTGGGTAACGGCTGATATTCATCGCCTCCACAGCTGGTGGAAGTGGGCTCATTCTGTCCTTGATAAAAATTGCATCCGGTCCAAGTAAGCATGGCGTAAACATCATGCGAGGCTTCTCGAACTCATCGCTACCAGGAAGAGTGTAGAACGGCATGTCGTAGTCGTGAGGAGCGAAACAGTTTGGATTAGTCACTACAGGGAGTGTAGAACCTACCGCAGCAGCCTCAACGAGCACCTGACCAACTGTCAATGCACCCAAAGCGGCAGACAGTGTAAGTTTCCAAACATCACCTGCTGTGGCATCGGTTGTCGCCTCAACAGCTGTGACAGAAACACCAGTTCCCTTTGTCTTGAAATCCTTCTGGGCTACCATGATTTTATCGCCAATAAATGGGATGTGATGGTAGCCGTCACGAACGATGTAGATGTCTGTGTCAGCGGCACTTGTTGCCTTAGCAACTGCGTAAGACTTCAGAATCTTAATAGTGCCACCCTTGTTGTCTGCAAAGCCAAGGCTATGCTCAACGAGGTCGCCTGCATAGATCTTAGCAGGGCCAGGGAACGGATTAGCAATGATACCACCGATAGGAGGGTACCTGAAAGCTTCCTTAACAGCACCTTTAAGATTGAAGTACACATGCTTCTGACCGCCAATCTCAGCCGATGCCTGCAAGAGCACCGCTCCATTGAATACCGCACCCTGTGCGTTCATCTGGTCGTAATAATTGCTGTACTGCATAATCTTTTTACCTTAATTAAATGTTATCCTGAATTATTTCTTGACAGTCGCCTTTGTAGCTCTGTCCTTGCAAATATCCTTAATGTCGTCCCATTCATGCTCGTCGAGTTTCTTTTCCTCACCAGAAGAAGCACTAGAACCCTTTCGTGGTACAGCATTTCCACCGTTAGCACGCTTATAGTCGGCAGTATAGATATTTTCTGCCGTCGATACCAGTTCTGCAACATCTGCATCATCAGATATCTCCAGCTTAGAGAGTGCAGTATCGAGGAAAAAGTCGTTCAATTCAAGGTTTGCCTTGTCGAACTTATCCTTCAAACCTGCCTTTACAGACTCGATGGTTGCCTTCCTTGCAGCCTTCTTGTCTCTTTCTGCGTTAGCTTCCTTGAGGGCTTTGATTTCTTTGAGAAGCTCGTTGTATTTGTCGTCAGGATCGTCATCCTTGTCAGCCTCCTTACGCTTGCGCTCCTCTTCCTCTTCCTTCTTCTTGCGTTCAGCTTCCTCCTTACTCTTCTTTACCTCGTCAGAGATATTCTTGTGCAAGTTGCCGTTGATACGCTTCAGACGGTTTGCTAACTTGGTAACCAACTTGGAATTTGCTTCCTCGTCATCACCGAAATCTTCCAAAACATCATCAAGTTCCTCATTGATGGTCTTTTGGCTAAGTTCTTTGAACTTGGTGGTGTCAACCTCCTTGTTCACTAATGCTAAGAGTTCCTCTCTTGTCATGTTGTTTGTTGATTTAAAATGTTATCCCGAAAGTGGTCCCTCCACCTCGAAAACGTATAAATATACCTTTTGTTTGCAAATATACGAATAAATATGCAATTATTAAAGAAAAAATTGTATATTTGCAGTATTAAAATGAATTTTTATGCAGAAAGATGTGTTTTCAGGATTAAAATTGGATAACGGAGAGCCTATTTACACTCAAGAGTATATCCAATCATTAAGAGATACCGACAAGAAGCATCCCGACAAGCTGAAGATTATAGCTCAGCGTGGCGGTCAGGAACGTATGCTGTCTATAGACGCTGATATTAAGATAGTTGGCGGCTCGCGAGGCGGCTCTAAATCGTTCTCATCCCTAATGGAAGTTCTGAAGGATATTAAAAATCCAGATTTTCATGCAACAATTCTTCGTAACGAAAAAGATGACTTGCAGTCCTTGGTGACAGACTCTTATAAATTGTTCTCCCAATTTGGAACTTACAATAAGTCTCAAAATGATATGACTTGGAACTTCAATAACGGAGGATGGCTTAAATTCTCGTACTATGCTGGAGCATATCAGGACTTCAAGACACGATTCCAGGGTCGCCAGTATGCCTATGTCTGCATCGATGAGGGTACTCAGTGCCCATACAAGAAGTTCAAGTACCTCTTGACCAACAACCGAAACGCAGCACATATCCGAAACCGCTTCTGGATTACCTGTAACCCGGACCCGGAATCTTGGGTGAGAAAGTTCATCGACTGGTGGGTTGACGAGAACGGCTACATCATACCGGAACGGGACGGAGTTATACGATACTGCTTCATGGATGGTGATACTCCGGACTCAATCTACTGGGGTAACACGAGAGAAGAGGTGTACGAGCAGTGCAAGGGCATTATCGATAGCCTTTGGAAGGACAGCTACGAGGAGCTTGGCTACACAAAGCTCGAAATGTTCATCAAGTCGGCGACATTCATCCGTGCAGATGTATCTGAGAACATCAAGCTTATCTCTACAGATGCGTCATATCTCGCCAACCTTGCCCAGCAGGACGAGGAACAGCGTATGCGAGACCTGGAAGCCAACTGGAACTGGAAAGCTGCCGGCGACGACATGATCAAGATGGAAGACCTTGAGGAAATCTACGACAATGCAGAACAGACAGGAGACGGAAAGCGCAGAGCCTCTGCCGATATCGCATTCACCGGAGGCGATAACTTCGTAATGTGGCTTTGGGAAGGATGGCATTGTAAAGACTTGGTTGTTCTGAGGCTAGACCCTAAGACGCTCGTTTCTGTAGTTGAGGCCAAGCTGAGAGAGTGGGGCGTTGAGGAATGTAACTTCACTTACGATATGCAGGGTATCGGTCAGTACTTCAAGGGATTTTTCAAGGATGCTGTCCCATTCAACAACCAGGCAGCACCTATCGCTCAGAGCCATCAGGAAGAGGAAGGAATCAAATACCTTTACAAGGACTTGAAATCCCAGTGTGCATTCCTGTTCTATAAGATGATAAAAGAGAAGCAGATTTCCATCGACTCAGCCCTGCTTGAAAGAAAGTATTCCGGAAACGGATTCGACAAGGTTCCTCTCAGACAGATTCTTCAGAAGGAGCGTAAGATGCTCAGACGTGACGAGAATAGCGATGATAGGGGATTCAAGCTATTACCTAAGAAGATTGCCAAGAAATATGTCGGGCACTCGCCTGACTTCTTTGAATCTTGGTTCTACGTAATGATATTCAGTTTAACAAAAAAGAAAAATAAAAAGGTAAAAGGATTATGGATGCTATCAAGGTAACAAATTTCAGAAAGATTCTGGTAAAGAAGCCTTTCTTTGAACTCACGCCAAAGGGGTACATGACCCACGATGGCTATTGCAGGAACGAGGTGTCCGATAATGAAGACCCTCAGATGCCGCAAGATACATTGTACAGAGTGATTAAGACTCAGAAGGACTTCCTTCGTGAGTTCTATCCTACGTCCCACAAAATCTTCGACAAGAATCTCTACCCTGACATCTGGAGAAAGAACCCGGAAGACGGGAAATGGTATGTCCAGGAGATTCAAAGAACGGCATTTGCTTTCCAGCAGGTTATTCATACGAAGCACGTTCTCCACATGACAGGTAACGATATTCAGTTTGAGCTTGCTGGTGATCCAGAGATGAAGAAACAGGAAGAGTATATCAATCTTCTTGCCAAGTTCAAAAAGGGATGGTATATGCACGATATGGAGATTCGCCACTACGAGGCTGTAAGTTCGTACATGAAGGTTGCTGAAGCTGTTGTAGTCGGATTCTTCGATAAAAACAAGAAATTCGGTACTCGCACATTGGCTTTCGATAGAGGAGACACATTGTATCCTCAGTTCGACCCTCTTACTGGTGAACTCGTTGTGTTTGCTCGCAAGTATTACGACTTCGACGAGGAAGGTAATGAAAAGATTGAATGGGTAGAGGTGTGGGATGACAAGACATTCTACCGCTTCAAGAAGCAAGTTAACGAAGGCAAGGTCAAGGAGACTATCAAGAGAATTGCCAAGATATTCGGAATCGACGACTACACTTGCGTTGAAGAGAAAGCTCACGGCTTCCCATTTATCCCTGTTGCATACGTAAGAAACGATGACGGCCCATGCTGGTCTGTTGTACAGAAGAACATCGAGGACTACGAGGAAGCTTTCTCTTATCTCTGCGAGAACAACAAGGCTTACGCCTTCCCTATAATGAAGTTGAAGGGCGATGGTGACGACATTACCGTTGTTGGAGATACAAACGGATCGGCTAAGATGATTCAGATTACCGATACGAATGGTGATGCTGACTTCATTAACGGAACAGACGCTTCCGATGCATTTGCGACACAGCTCAATAAGTCGTATGACCTCATCTATGAGCTTTCGTTCACAGTAAAGCCACCGGAGCTGAAGTCGGGTGACCTTCCGGGCGTTGCTATCAAGCTGCTCTATTCTCCTGCCATCGAGGTTGCTGAGAACGATGCCAAGAAGATGCATCCGTTCCTGGATCAACTTGTTCGTATCTCAAAGTATGGTATCGGAGTTGAAGAAAACTGCATGGCCACTATGACCGGTCTTCCTATTCACGCTTGGGTGGAAATCTATGTGCATCAGAATAAATCTGAAATAATCACAAACTTAGCGACAGCTGTTCAAAACAACTTCCTCTCAAAGCAGACTGCATCTGAGCGTTGCCCAGACTTCCCAGTCAACGACGAATACGACCGCATTATGCGAGAGAAGAAGGAAGAAGACCAGCAAGACCTCCTTATGGATATGCAACGTGCGGATAACGAGACCGAGAATGCTATCGAGGAACAGAAGGCAACGGCGAGGATTCAGAATGGAGGCAGCGGAAACGTACGTACTGGTCGTGGCGCTGGCAGGCCGAACAAAAGCGGTACAGACTGGGATGAGAACGGCAACTGGCCGGGCCGTAACAACTGGAAGACCGTAAAGAAGTAAGCCTATGGATGAGTTAAAACGTTCTGTCGATTACAGCAGGAAGCGCTTACAGGCAATCCGAAACTGCGAGGACCATGTTGCTGATATCCTCTGGAAATCGACACAGAAAATAATTGCCGCAAGTAAGCGATACAGAGGTGCGGGCAGGCTCACAAACGAGTCAGCCCTGCTCTCTTATGCCAAGAATGTTACTGCTGAGGCAGAGGAGAGCATCAACAGCTACATCTCTGCTTATTCCAAGGCTTCATGCAAGATTCTCGGGATTGACAGCGAGAACATCGAATCGTTTCTCGTCAGCGACATCTACGGAAAGACGACATCTGAAAGAAACGCTGTCTATCTCGGAAACTTTGCGGAAGATATTGTAAGGATGATCAAGGCGGGTACTCTTATGGGATATTCAGACCAGCAGCTCCTATCTTCCATCCGAACCGGCTACAAGGACCCATATCACACATCAGTCATCACCAAAGCGAAGAGAAAGGATATCAACATCGATGTTCCTTCTTACGGAAAAGGCTACTACAAGAACGCCTATCAGAACATCGTAAGAAACGCTTCACAGGTGATAGCTTTAGCGTGGGGACAGACAGAGCAGGAGTATGGGCAGGAGCATAAGGCTATCGGATTCTATGTCAAGAGAGGAAGCAGCTATCCTTGTGATATCTGTCAAAGCGAAGCCGATGCCGGCATCCATTCTTTCAAAGACCCATATCCACCGTTCCACGTTTCGTGTTGTTGTTACACTTTATTTGCATTTAAGGATAATAAAAAGAAATAAGACTATGATTGAAGAAACAAAAGGATACACGTTATCCGTCGATACATACAAGAAGGCGAAGGCTCTCAAGATGAAAGACCCTCGCTATTACATCTACGCCAGTCTCCGCGGTTCTGGCATGTCCGTCCGTGACAGCTGGGCCATCGCATTTCAGGGAGAAGGAATAGGTGTGTGGGAGAAATCTTTCCTCGAAAACGAGATGAACAAGCTCGAAGCCCAGGAGTCCGTTCAGAAGAGAATCGCAGAGGTGCAGGGCAAGAAAGCGAAGAACGAGAATAGCGACGAACTCACCCAGGAGGAACTTATTAAGGCTACCTCGAAGGAAGAGATTCTGAGAAACCTCGTTATAGCTCAGCGAAAGCAGAAATTCGGCTCTCCAGAGTGGCAAAAGACGACAGCCATGATAGCAGACTATTCTAAGATTAAGCAGGACGAGATTGATACGGAAAATAATGTGATTCATTATTTCATCCCTCTGTCTATGCCTCGATGCTGTGAGGACTGCATTATCTTCAAAAATGGCCAGGCGACATTCCAAAAGAAGAGGAAATAGTTAAATTCGTGTTAAAGTAACTTTGTTTTACTAGAATTTCTGCAAAACCAAGTACCTTTGCAGGCAGATATACGTTCACAGATTCGTTCTGCTGTTCGTAATTCTGTTTAATTGGTTACGAGGGGTGGTGTCTTCACAGATGCCACCCCTCACTTTTATATTATGAAAGTAGAAGAAAAATATAAACTCAATCAGGGATACTTCTCTCCGGTGATGAGTTCAAGCGCAATTCGCACCTGATCTTCAAGCATATCGTCATTAAACGTAGGAAGAACGCCGTATGATGGCAGTTTCTTCGTCTCTGCGGCCTCCGAAATAAACTGGAGTGCCTGTACTAGGGAAGTATGGTCTTGAACGACCTCAAGCAATTTATCGCTCATTCTTGCCTCCTTCCTTCTTAATCTGTTCTGCCATCTCAAGAATAGTCTCGGCGTGCTTGTCTCGGTCGATGACTTCCTGTACTGCCTCATCACTTTCCTTGCGAAGCTGCTCTTCAGTCTTGCCCTTGTCAGCAGCAGCGTTCAGTCTCGCAGACTCACGGGCAAGGTATTCGTCACGAAGCTTCAACTTACCTGCCGTGTATTCTGCATCGCCAGGCAACGATGTATCCGCATACATAAGCTGGGCAAATGCCTCGATGATGTTTCCATCGTCCTTGGAAAACTCATAATGGTCTCCTACAGCAACAGGAATACACTCATCGAGTGCAGCATACATTGATGTACCGATAGAGTACTCAATTCCCCATGTGCCGGCAATGTTCGCAATCTTGATGAAAGGCAGCGAGCCTCTCTGTAAATGCTTCTTGATCTCAGCAGGAATATCCTCTCTGAGTGAAGCAACTTCTTTCTTAGACAAGCTCTTACTGAACTTCAGCACGGTGAAGTGTCTTGTCTTGATAGTCTTTCCAAATGGTAATGCCATGATAACAATATTTTAAAGTTCAACTTTTATTTCCTTATACTCGAAACCTATGCAAGATGGATTCTCCTCAGAAGTAACCCTAATCTCATTAGGGTTATTACAAACCCCATCCTTGAAGAAGAAACAATCCTTGCAAGTATATACTAGCGGAATAATGTCTCCGCAAGCATCATCGTCAGGATTTGCGTCTGTATATAAGTCTTTGCCCAAGCAATATGGGAACTCAGAATCTTCGTCATTCAACAATACGCAATCCTTGCAAGTGTATTTAGTCTGTGCCATGTTCCTTACGTTTTTGATATTCCATCAATGTCAAGATACAATAGTTAGCGCAGTCAAGAAGAGCATCTTCCAATGGTTCATTAGCAACTTGCGCTTCATTATCCTTCAACGTCTTGATACGATTCACTTCCTCTCGTATCTTTCCGTAGCCGTAGTTGATACCAAGCTCGTCATACATTTCGGAAAAAGCATTCCCGTAATCGTGATTTTTACACTTATAGGTATCGATCATCTTGTCGGTGATAGACTTGAATGTTTTAGCATCTTCAGCAGATGAACACTCGTGTATCTTTGGTTCAAGATTTTCTTTATTCAAAATTTCGCCACGTTTCATAATATCTTTAACTGAAAGCATGAAGACCTCGTTTTTAATCTCGTCACAAGTTACTTTTACAAATAAACAACAAGAATTGTCAATGGAAGGAATAAAACACCCAATTGGACTATCTATAACCTTAAAAATAGGACGGGTTGGGGTTGTAATGATTTTAAATCCACCACGAATCTCTAAATCTGTTTTGTACCTTGGTAATACAGGGAAGTCTTCGCCCATTATTTGATAATGACGAAATCTTTCCACCTCTTCTTCGTATTCTCTCACTCTGAACGGAAGAGCAAACTCTAATCCTATCTTAATATCTTCTTTCTTAATCATAATCTTCGTTTTTAATTATATCTATAATATCACGCTCTTTGAACTGATATGGATTGAACCTTCCACCTTTAACGACACAAAACATGCGCCAATTAGCCTTGAAGTCTATTGCTAGGGTTATTCCTGGATCGAAGTAGTTGTTGTCTGGAACTTTGAACGTCACCCAAACATAACCACGCTTAGAGTCGATCTGGTCGACAATTCCGCAAACCAGATTATCATATTGAAAGACTCTGTTTTTGAAAATTTCCTTTTCTTGCTCTTCGAGTTCTTCGATAAGATATGACGCAGGTGCAATAAACACAGTTCCTATGTTAGTATCTTCATAATTCATAAGCTATTTATTTTTTGTTATTCATCATATAAAAAGCTCTAAGAGCCATAACCTCTGATGGATTGTGATAAAGGATAATACAGAAATCACCATGTTCTTCTGTGTGAACCTTTCGTAAACCACATTCCTTGATAAATCCATCCTCACCAATATAAGGGTTAAGGATCTCGCGAACCGCACTAGTATGGCTTGGTTGAACAACAATAACACCACCAGTTTCCCGAAGTTCTTCCAGTTTCTTCCACTGGGCTTCGATATTTTCATCTCCGTAGAATAAATCATAGCCATAAGGCTCTGTAATTTCTCTATCAATGCCCATTCCCAAAGGAAGGTCAATTAATATAATCGGCTTCATACGCTATTCTCCTTTTGTATGCACGTAGCCACAGATGCCGACGTACATGATGTATTTTAAGTATTTAAACATTTTTCCAAAAATCTACTATATGGAGGAAAATTCTCCGCAAACAACAAATCCAAACCAAGAATGTCCTTATGGTTTTTCTTCACTTCTTCTTTGCTAATTAGTTTCATCATTCTCAATCTCAATAAAATCTCCAATACCCAAACGAGCATTGTTGATGCAAGAAGCAATCCAACCCATCAAGTAGGCAGAAGGCTCGCCGCCGTGTTCCAAGTCAGTATATTCCTCGATGGCATCGCAGACGTGAGAGGCTTCGTGGCAGCAATAGTTCATCGACATAACCTTCTGACACGGAAACGATACAAGAACGCCGCGCCTTCTGTCGCTCTTTCTGACAGCATCGGAATACGTAACGCCGCCGTAATCAATATCGGGAGCCTTGCACTTGTCAAAACATGAATCTATCAGCTCTTTCAAGTCTTTACCGATGTGTGCCCAAAGTTTCAAAGGGTAGATTCCGTTTTCGTATTCGTAATATCCTTTCTTCTTCATACCTCATCGTTTTTATGTTTCTCCCACCCTGCTTTTGAAAAGGTATACCAAGTATCACAAATGTCTAGAGCAAGAACGTCTCCTTGATCAATACATAAATCGCTTTTAATACCTTCAATATGAATATACATCACTGATAAAGCATCATAAGGATTACTACGACCTTCTGTAAGCGGATATTTATATAACTTGGTCTTGTATACACTAGTAACAATAGGCACTTGAAGAACATCTGAAATATTCTCTGTGCTAATCTCTATCGACTTCTTAAACTTCTTCATATTCTCAACTATTTAAATTTCTCGAAATAGAACTCAATAGGTCTATTAAAGTGCTCTTCAATTAAACCATAAGCTAGCGACATCTTTACCTGAAAAGAAGCTTTGCCATTAAGCAGGCCTTTCGCTTGTCTTGTAATCTCTGAGCGAAATTGTTCCAAACTCATATCACGCTTACGAAGATTGCAAGACCTGCAAGATGGCATATAGTTCTCCATACTGTCATCGCCATGGGAAACAACGAACTTGCCATCCTTGTCGCTCCAACACGAGTAACACCCTCGATTCTTCGGGACGAGATGGTCAACCTGCATATCCTTATACTCAATGCTCTTGCCGCAATAAGCACAATGCCCATCGTATTTGCGATATATTTTAAGTCTATCTTCTTTTTTCATAATCATTAATTATGTAACCTACCAATATGCCACTTTGAGCAAACCTTGCACAAGTAAGGATGCCAACCAAGTGCCTTCAACCTCGGATTCTGATTCAGAAACTCCCAAGCATCATCCTCAGTCTCGTATGCGACCTTCGCCTTCCATGAATGAACCTTCCTGGTCCAATGCTCGGGGTCCGGCTTGAACGGCGGAACCTTGTTCGGATTGTGATGTCTTCTCATATCTGTCACCTAAATCAATTTTGATCCTCGTGCTCCTCAAACTTTTTGCGTATCTGTTCAAACCAGAATACTCGAAAATCGTCATCGGAAGCCTTCCACATCTTCTTCAGCCATTCATAATTAAGGCGTTCAATGGTTTTCCTGATTCTGTCGCCGTAGAGGATTTCGAGCAGCAGCTCGTCTAAGCCTTCACTGCGTTCAACATCAAGGGTGAACTCACCACTGATATTTCCATACCTGCAAGAAGACATTCTATCGCCTGATTCAGCAGCTTTATCTACACCTTCATATACCTTTTCTCGAATATAATCTTCATCGAATGGATTTATGGCGAAATAAAACTCCTCACCTGCACCCGGAGGCAAATAATATACATCTTCCATAAGCTACAAACATTTGAATGAAACACTGTTCAACGTCCTGTTTACCGCAATCTCCCTCTCGTTGCACATGGTCCTCATGCATTCCAGGGCATCCTCGCGGACAGCAGTCATAATCTCGCTCATCGAAGCGGCGGCCGGAACAATATTCCCGTCAGCCTTCTTCTTCGTGATACGGGAGACAATCTCCTTGATATATTCCTTGTCTATCATAGAAATCTGTTTTATAACCGTTAATCATCAGGCTGAATGAAGCTCTCCGGCTGCTTGATGTCCTCCTCACCACGCAATTTATTCTTCACGTCATTGATGAGAAGCTCCTGCTTCAGGTCAATCATCTGTGCGCCGTAAACCTGATAGGTCATTCCGCCCTGCGACCTCTTCTTGAAGAACCGGTACTTCTCGCTCATGTCCCTTCCGAACTTCTGGATGGTAGGGATTTCCCTATCCTCTACATCGTTGGCCTTGCAGAACTCCACGAACCTCTCATAAAGGTCTTTCGCAAGGAGCCACTCCGAAATCTCGCCCCTCGCCTCGGGGCTGTACCTCATTCCGTACGACCTTATCCAGGCATAGACAGGATTGCTTCCGAGAAGGGAGATGAGCAGCTGTCTCCTGCTTCCCTCAGCCGCAGGGAACCGGTACTTCCTCTTCCTCAGCTCCATCGCACCACGGAATATCCAGTTGAACACTCCGCTCAGCTCCTCACGGATGATCTTGCTGGCAAGCTCCGGGTCCTGCCTCTCCTTGGATATTGTCACGTCGAAGCTCACGTACTGCAAGCGCCTGATGAATCCGAGCGATGCGTCATCGGGGAACGGAAGCTCGTTGAGGTTGAAGATGAGGTAGGGGATTGAGTTTCCCTCAAGGATATCCTTTCCGAGCTTTCTCATCGGGACAGGCTCGCCGCTCACGAGTCTCTTGAACATTCCGGTGTTCTTCTTTCCGAACTTCTTCGGATCAGAATCGGAAGACCAGTTGAAGATGGCGTTCCTGATAGGATACCTTCCCCTCATTCCTTCGTCTCCGTCGGCAGTTAGGTCGGCGTAGTCCATCTTGCTTATCCTGTCCTTGCCGAATATGTTGCAGGCAACGTCGAAGATGACACTCTTTCCGTTGGCTCCCGTACCTATAAGGAGAAGGCAGAGTTCAACCTTCGACGACTCCTTTCCCTCGTACGGATTGTACGCCGTACCTCTCTGTATCAGTCCCAGTCCGAGGAACATCTGTAGGATCATCCTCGATGTCCTGTCAGGAAGAACCTCATGAATGAAGTTCAGCCACCTGTCACACCTCGCCTTCGGATTGTAGTCGTAGGGATGATAGTACGTGACGTGGTACTCGGGAGAGAATGGCATTACCCTCGGATACTGCAATCCGCTTCCGAAGTCAACCACTCCGTTGGCGAATGCGACGATATCAAAGGTCGGTCTCAGTATGTTGTAGCATTCTATTACGTCAATGAATGACTTGTTCATCACCGTGCTGATTCCGAGCATCGGAGCCATTGTCAGGTCGAGAAGAAGCAGCTGGTAAGCCTGCTCCAGGACTATCTTCGGAACCGCCTCGTATATCTTTCCGTTAAACATGTAGTAAGCACCTCCGTAGTACTTCACCGGAGCCTTCTTCGCAAGCATCCTCATCGACCTGATGAAGGAGGACTTCATCTTGTTGTACTTTTCCGAATTCGCCTTGCCCCAGTCCTGCCCCCTCAGCATATCGAAACCGTACTCTTCACGCCTCGAAAGCTCCAGGAGCTGGGCATGCAACGTGTCTATAGCTATACCATTTTCCATTTATGCACAATAATAACATTAATTTTCCGTTATTGTGTAGGGTTAACCCCGATAAACAGGGGCTTTCAGAAAGATATACACGTCTCTGATCACCCTTACAACAAGTCGACTCTATAATAATACGACAATACAAAGATACAAAAAATATCATGAATATATCCTATAACCATAGTAAATAAAGGATATAAATATACATTATAGTAGTACATTTAATGAATAATAGATATACATTTATGGTTTTGCTCACCAAAGTAAGGATTAATGTTGCCAAATGTTAAAAATAGGTGAGTGTATGAATATGCACAAATATACTTTCGATAACAAAAGTAATTAAACCTTACAAGTAGGTCGAAAAATCGGAAGAAAAAATTTTTAGATGAGGTGACTACCGCGCTGATTTATGGCTATTTAGGGGGTGTGGGGGTCTGTTTTGAAAAGATAGGACAAAATGAGTTAATTTATATAGTATAAACTATCGTAAAACACTCATTTTAATACATTTTAAGAATGTTGGTTTATATTATAAACTAAAACGTCGTAACCCCTTAATTATCAATCATTTACACTGCATATTAATTCCTTATTTTGTATAAATATCCACCGTGAAACACAAAAGATTATTACATATTACTTGACCCAAAAATTATTTACCATATTTATTCTTGTATAAATATTCAGTGTTTAACATATTAAAGGAATATTAACTAAAAAACAAAATAATATTACATATATAGTTAAAATTATATATCATTAACTGACACTTTGGTAGTTGTAACTATCTGATTATTAGCTAGTTACACGTTTGTAAAGATTAATGTTCATTAACTTAAAAAGGTTATAAATTTAACAAATACTGACACTATGCGCTTTATAACGTATTGATTATTAGATAGTTACGTTTTGCCATTTTGGCAGATGAGTTAAAATATTATAACATTAACATATAATCACAAATACTGCCAAATAGTGGAATTGTTACAAGCTTCATAACTAACTGATAATAAGCCATTTACAATATGTTAAATGTATAAATAGTCTATTTTTAAACTGGTTGTTTGGTGCGACTTTTGCAGCTATGTAGGTACAAAGGGACTTTCCTTTGCAACCATTTAAACAAATAGACTATGGACAAAGAGACAAAAGGTGCTCAAGGTTACGAGCACGCGAGCACAAAGGTAGCTGCATACGTTAGCGAGTGCAAGAAAAGTGCTGTTTTATCACAGAGTTTGGAAGTGCTAAATAGCTATCGCAAGAAATTACTTGCAGAAGCTACAGACAACGAGCTAGTAACTGCAAAGAAAGAGCTTGAGAGTGCACGTGCAAAGTACAACAAGTTAGCAACAAATTACGTGCTATCCGATAGCGCGTACTGCAATTTGCAAACTGAGTGCGTACGTGCGGCAGTTAGCGAGTTTTCACGCAACCACAATTTGCCGAATTTCTTTGCGTGGTTTGATCACAACGGCAAAGATAAGCAAATATCTATTATAGACAGTTTGCAGCGTTTAGGTAGCAAATTGTCTGATTTGCACCACAAATTTGCAGACGGCGCAAAGGTAGCAAAGAAAAAGACAGAGTCTATAACAGATTTGCAGAAGCAAATTGCAGAGCTTCAGGCAAAGTTAGCAGCAGCGCAAAAGTAAGTAACACAAAATAGGTAGCTAGAAAAAAGATCTAGCTATCTATTTTCCCGCTGACTATCTGACCGGTAGCCAGTGGGAAATTTTACTCCAGGTTTTTCAACTTGGAGCGGATCGTCGTATCCTTATTTTTCCCACACGATTTTGGAAACCTTGTCGTGGTGTGTGGGCTTAACCTTAGAGAGAGAATTTATTCTCCCTCAGGGGACTAATTGCCAAAATTCAAGAGAAGTATCTCAGTAAATCGAGAGTGCGAGAGGCACACCGAGATGGGAGAGAGTAACGTGTTACTCAGAGACATCCATCCGAGAGATACGCAAAAATTCCTGGCGTGAGCGTCGAATGAGATGAGACGGCACGACGGCTAGGGAATTTGTATCATCTAGCGAGATGAGAGTTTTAGAAAGAAATCATAATTCATATTCTAGCGGTGTTGTGAGCCGTGCGGAGTGGTTATCCGTGAAATCACCGTGGATAATGTAGCTATATTCCACGTGAGGTATATCCAAGAAAAATGAGCTATCTGAAATGTGTTGTCAGTTGGCACAGGTAACGTAATAGTTTGCAGCGAGAGAAACTGACTGGATGCAGTCCATAATAACTGTAGGGTGTGAGCCACGTAGTTAAAACGATAAAGATAAAACATGGTGCAAAGATGCACATCCTGGCTAACGGGGCGGGGAGAAATCTCCGCTCTACAATTACGAACCATTTAAATAAATAGGATTATGAAAGAACAGATTTTAAAAAAGATTGGAAAGACACTTGTGCGTATTAATGTAACAGACCAGAGTGCAGAGGATGCCTACGATGAACTCGTTAGCAGCAGTCCTCGCCTGTTTGGCATGCTTTCCAGTATCTACAGACTGAATGATGAAGAAGAAAGATTCGCTTGGTCTGCCGGAATTCAGTAGCCTAATCTCCCTACGCTTGTAGGGAACAATAACCAAAATTACAGAATTATGAGTACGATGAGAATTAAATGCCTCGATATGAAAGAGGTAGAGAGTATCATTGCAGATGCTCAGGAGATTTTAAGTCACGTAGAATTCGGGTCTTTGCAGAATGGTGTGCTTACATTATTCTGCGTGTTGTGAGCCTAAAATCCGTAGCCAGTACGATAATTGTCGTGTGTGGCTACGGAACAATTACCAAAAAAATATAGATATGAAAGCAAGACAGATTATTTATTCAAGTACGATAATTGTGCTTGGATTTATTCAGACATCGCCAATATTCATTTGCTTGGCAAGTACGATAATTCTCCTGAATGTGCTTGGAATTCTTTATGGAATCCTGCTTGCATACATTTGGGGCAGTACGAAAAAGGGCAAGTGGTATTTCCGTGAGCTGTGGAGATCTACACTCCGCTTGGAGAATTTCATCCTGCCTGGAGCGTGAGGAATCTAGAAAGTACGATAATTGTGCTTGGAAAATTTCAGCCTAAAAACTGCTCATTCAATTTGGGCAGTACGATAATGTGCTGCCTGCTATTAACCAAAACAGAATAAATTATGAAAATACATTTAACACAAAGGAAGATGGTACGCATTTATACCGGTTCTGTTACGTAGAGCCTATCATTGACATCTACGCTTACGACTTGGAGCAAGCAATGGAGCGTTATCTCGTGTATTGCCAAAAGAATGAGTTGTACGGATTGTACGATTACGAGGCTAACGACGAGGATGATATGCACTGCTACACAGACCCAACAATGGAGGACCCTGATTGTTATCCTGCGTATATACGCATTGACTACCTATCTGTTGAGGAAATTGAGGCGTGCGTTGATGCCGGAGGTCATCCGTTTCAGGGAGGTTGGAGAAAGATAGCCTAATCAAATGTAGTCCTCCTATAGGGCTACACTTCTATTATTAACCAATAAAATTCAGAATTATGACAGACGGAGACAGAAGGTTCCTTGCCAGGCTCGTAGCGAGCCACAAGGCAGTTATCAGTGAGGAGTGTGCGAGAAAGAAACTCGACAAGAGCGAGTATTTCAGACGTACGGCACGAGTGGACAGAAAAGCTCAGGAAATCGAGCGTGCCTATATGCGCCCTCGCAGATTCTAGCCAAACATTCTGTGCGGTCTATCTGCACAGAAACCATGTTAAACCATAAAAATGAGAATTATGAACGAAAGACAGGAAATTGCAGCTATCAGAACAGCTGCCGAGATGAGTGAGCAGAATATGAAATGGTATTCATATATATTGGATTCCATCCACTCCGACGACGTAGATGTCAGCGTCTTGAGCGACAAGATGAAAATCGAGTTCGCATTCAAGATGTTCTACGAGGAGATGGTAAAGAACGACAAGCGTAGATTATCACGTCTTAGTCTGCTTACAGACTGGCTCCAAGGGTTGTGTAGTACCGTAAACATAGCGTTTGCGGATTACGACATCAAGCAGATAGGAAAGTTATGGAAATGCCATGACCACAATTTTGTGGGAGACTGGTTCAAGAATATAGCAAAGAAGATGCTTGAACTCGCCTATATCCTTGGAGTGAACACAGACAAGTATCTCTATTAAGCCAAAAATCCTGCGTGGAGACACGTAGGAACTATTATTAACTAAATATTCAAAGGATATGAAAGAAAGTATTGAGGCTATGCTGTGGGATTTCATTGTTGATAACAATATCGCCACAGAGGACGAGGTTAGACTTGTCTCGGATATAAATGGCTTGAACGAGGAAACGATGACAGACATTATTTATGCCAAGACAGGACTACGCAGTTACGAGCAGTGTAAAGATGAAGGCTACTCCGGCACAGATGAGCTTGACAGCTATTATTGTCTTGACGAAGACGAAGAAGAGGATGAGGATGAAGAAGAGTAGTATTTGCCTAAAAAGGTGCGCCCATGTCTGAGCGTGCCTTCTATTGTTTAACCAAGATAAATTATTTGAATTATGGCGAATAAATATCAGATCACAAACCAGAAGCAGCTTCGTGAAGCATTCTGGCAGTTTTGCGACGAGTGTGGTATCGACTACACTGGCAAGAAGACAAAGTTCAACCTTGACTTGAACATGACTTTCAATGACTGGAAGGACGGGCTACAGAAAGATGGTGTAATAAGCGACAAGCTTTGTTTCAGAGCTCTTCTGTATTAAGCCAAACCAATCTTCACTCTCACGGGTGGGGATTTCTATTAACCAATACAGATTGAATATGATTAAAATAGAGATTACGAGAGCCGGTATGGGTGAGAAATGCCCATACCCGAGGTTCAGCAAATTACTGGCAAAAGGCTACATAATGTGCCATCGCTGCAAGTATTGTGCTGAAATTATCAGTGAGACAGAAATAATGTGTAACTATAATTAATCTATAATTATGAGTGAATTAGAGAAAATCCTGAATGACGATTTACTGAAGTGTGAAATCATCGAGTCTTCAGAGAATGCGGCAAGACGCGTGGATCTCATCAAGTGGACTCACGACAATACATTCTCTATTGCCGAGGTACGCAAGGATACCGGTAAACTAGAGGTTACAGATGTCCCAGAGACAGATGAGCTTAAAGCATACAAGCATTTCTACAGAAAATGTGGCGATATCGCCATAATTAGCTAAAACTCCCCACGATAATGTGGGGAACCATTATGAACCATTAAACAGATGAATTATGGAAAAGCTATTTTACAAGATTCAGTACAAGCTTACAGTCAAGGAGATTAATGAGTATGCAGATTCTATAGAGGACAAGACCGATATAGATTGCAAAGTGTGTGATTGGATTGACACATTCAAGTGTATGTATTCAAGTCGCGCTTTCGGTAAGCCGTATTATTCAACCGATTTCCCTTATGCTGTAGAATTGACAATCAGCGAGGAGAATGGTCACGTGACGGCTCACGCATACGATTACGAAGAGTATTGCAAGTGGCAGAAAGAATGTGCCTCGGTTTTCAACGCATGGAAACAGAATCCTGATTCCGATATTCCTATGCCTGATATTGCAGAGGGATTCTCATTTGAGTTTCCAGTTACGAGAGGATTCTCAGATGTGCCAGATAGACGTGATGTCGATATATCATCAGACCTTGATATCGTGTGCGCAATAGACGAGTATATTGCCGAGCGCGAGGGAAAGCAGAAAGTTTATCCTTGGATGCTTAAACAGGTGATGAGCGCTGACGATCTTGGTGTTACAGAGGAAGAGTATGATTCTCTTCTTGAGGAAACATTAGCCTAAAAATATCCCCTAGCATGGGGATATTCAATGTTAAACCATTTAAATGATATTAGATATGAGTTACGAATTTGCAAAGAAGGAAATAGGTGATTACAGAATCACCATTTACCAGGATGAGGATGCCGAATGCCCTTGCACAGAATGGGATTTGGTGGGAGTTTACTTCTGGGACTATTCCGACTACGGATACAATAGAGGTCTGTCTCGTGGTTGCAGCAGCGAAGTTGACGCTAAAAATGCAGAGGATGCTTTGAAAGAGCTTGTCTGCAAATATGTGTCACAAAAGAAGATTATCGACTACATCAATAGCGAAAATGTCGATAGCTTCCGTATGCGCTATGACAAGAGCGAGCACATGTGGTATCTTGAAAGTCTGTACGAGGGTGAGTGGTACAACCACGAAGAGTTCTGTCCGAGCGACTTGAAGAGATTCGACTATAGAGAGGAGCTTTGTGATATCCTCGAAGAGGACGATTTCACGTATCTTCTGCATGACTGCAAGGATATTGTATTCTACGAGTGGTCTTCTACTGGATACAACCAGGGAGATTATGTCAGCGGATATGCCTACTGCGACAAGGAGCGTTTCTCCAAGTATTGTGACACTAATACGAAAAACTGGAGAAAGCGAGCCTTGGACTTATTTGAGCATGAGGTTAAGTGCATAGGTCTTTGGATGTGGGGAGATGTCAAGGGATTCGTCTTGGAGAAGAAAGTCCACTACAAGAAAGTCTTCACGGAAATAGGTCGTGAGCAGGAGGACGGCTACGACTGGGAACAGATTGACTCCTGCTGGGGAGAGTACTACGAGGACTCTGACGAGCTGATCAAGGTCGCTCTCGAAGAGAATGGAATCAAACTAAAAGAAACAGCCTAACAAGGGGAGCTTGCATGCTCCTCTTCCATTAACCAATTAAATAGAATTATGGGAAAGATTACAATTTCACAGAAGGGAAGTAGAACTATCTACAGAGTGAACAGAAGAATCGTGTGCTATCGTGACGGGCACAAGTATTGTATGGGCAAGCCATCATCAGGCAGCACCCATCTTGAATTCGATGCCTTGTCCGAGAACATTGCACACGAGAGATGTATCGAGATTTGTGAGCGTAGAATCTATGCGGAGATGAAGTATCAGAATCCTGTCGCATACAACGCACACAGAGTATTGAACGCATTAGCCTAAAAACGGAGGGAGCAATCCCTCTGACATTATTAACCAATAAATTATTAAGAATTATGGAGAAAAAAGAAATGTGGAAAGTACTTGGACGTGACGATTACGCACACAAGTCTCAAGAACTGAAAAAAAAGTGCGAGGAACTGGCGAAAGCTATATGCGATAAGCTCATTGAGCTTGACATGACAGAAATCTTCATCCCTCGCTGTGGTATTACCTTCAGCGTTATTACCGTGCAAATAAGTTGTGTTAAACGCACTCTTCTTGCGCGAAAGAGTGGCACCATTTACTATTTGTTGCAAGAGTTTGGTATATGCGACATACATGCTGGTGACCTTAATGTGAAGGTTGGCCGCGTAGTAGATGCACTTAGTTTTGTTACTCACTTGGACGAGATATTACAAGAAATATCGAAGATTGAGGACAAAAAAGTCGCAGACATCGAAGCTGCTCTCAAGAGACTCTAACATCTATCATCCGTGAGCGACCAGGCGCACATCGGGTTCGAGACCCGACACGGAACAATATTAACCAAAATTACAAGAATTATGAAGAGATATTACGTATCAGTCACAGAGACTTTAAACAAGGTAGTGAGCGTTGATGCCGAGAGTGAGGCTGAGGCAGTGAGTGCAGTGAACGATGCCTACCATAACTGCGAAATCGTTCTCGACTCAGACGATTTTATAGGAGAACAGGTGCAAGTTGAATCTGATCAGCAGTTCTATGTCGATTACGAGAAAGATTACGGCGAGACTTATCAGCACATCGACTAGCCAAACGGGGAGAGTAATCTCCCTACCAATAACCAAAACATTATAGATATGAAGAATTTAGGAATAATGGACATCTGCATGATTAAGCATGGACTAGCGGCATTGATAGCCAACGAGAAGGTCACTCTTAAAATCGCCATCAAGAAAGACGACAAAGAACAGATAGAGAGAAGTAACTCATATATCGATGAGGTAAATGCAGTTATTAGAAAACTAAACTCGTAGGAATCATGGAGAATCAGGCAGAGTTAGCAGACAAGCTTACATCGATAGCTTGTTCAGAAGACTATTGGAAAAGACTGCACGCAGGAGAAATGAAAATCCAGGAATGGTGGCAGGAGTATATGAAACGAAAAGCTAAAAAGCGCAGCTAAGGACTGCGCACAATAACCAAAACAAGAAGAATTATGAATGAAGACAAAATCCTAGAGATGTTCTTCGAGAAAGCCAGATGGCAGTACGCTATCGAGAAAGGCTTATTCAAGGACATGAACAAAGCAGTAATGTATCAGCTGACAGAGCCAAAGGCTCGTCTAGCTATGTATCAGAGGATCAAGAGCGGAAACTACAAGATAATGCCGCCTCATACAGCCAAGATTCCGAAAGACAACGGAGATTTCCGTACGGTCTACGTGAATGAGCCTGTAGATAGAATCCTTTTGAGTATAGCAAACGACCTCTTGTTCGAGCTGATGCCAGAGATGGTGCATCCACGCTGCACGTCGTACCAGAAAGGTATCGGCTGCGGTTGTGTGGTGCAGGAAGTGTCTCGGATAATATACTCGGCAGATGGTAAAATCATCGGATGGAAAGGTGACTTCTCCAAGTACTTTGATTCCGTGCCTATTCGGTTCATCGACTGGGCATTCGACAAGGTAGAGGAGAAGTACGGAAAGTCCGCGTTGATAGATGTCATCCGTGACTACTATCACACAGATATCTATTTTGATGAGGACAACAACCTCTGCGAGAAGTATCAGTCCCTCAAGCAGGGATGCTCTGTTGCTGCGTGGCTGGCTGATGTCATACTCTATCATCTTGACGACAAGCTATCTAGGCTTAACGGATATTACGTCCGCTATTCCGACGATACGCTGTTTGTCGGTGAAGACTATGAGAAAGCCATGGATATCATGAAGAGCGAGCTGGAGATGATGCAGATGACGCTCAACCCAAAGAAGGTTGAGTATCTTGACGCAAATCACTGGTTCAAGTTCCTCGGATATTCTATCAAGGGTCACAACATCTCCCTGTCGTCCACACGTATCAAGACCTTCCAGAAGGAGATTGAGAAGAGGACGATAAAGAAGCGTGACACCACGATGACGAAAGCCATAAATGCTGTCAACAGATATCTCTACAAGGGGTACTGCGATTACTCCTGGGCTACTCAGGTTCTTCCGGTCATAAACGTGAAAGAGGACATCGACAAGCTCAACGCCTTCGTTATGGACTGCATTCGTGCGGTCAAGACAGGCAAGAAGAAGGTCGGTGGCCTCGGATACGTGAAGACTCAGGCCGTAGGTTACATAGACCGAGGCAGAGGAAGGAACGTGAAAGCCAACAGGGATAAGACAGAGAGCGAAATCAAGGGGTATCTATCAATCGGCTGTGCTCAGAATGCCTTGCGAACGAGCAGGGCAGCGTACAACACTTTGGTGAATACACTGTAGATGAGCATCCTAGCGCAAGGAGCTGCCTGGATGAAGAAGAATGTTTTAAACATCCGGTCTCGAAGATCGCGGACCTATCTCCGAATCAGAGATGGTCCTGCGATCCTCTCCACCAGGATATTATCAATCTGATATAGCTATGCGCAGTATCTTCTGACAGGCAGGCTCTGTAACCGAGCACACGGACGTGGGAGAAGGACGGACGGATTTAGGCAACGCCTCAAAGACATCTTCTTCCTGTAGCTTTCGACCCAAGCTATGCTTGAGGTACAAAAGGCACATACAGAAGACGCACAAGGCGTAGCTCATCAACGAAGTACAGAAATGTGCCAGTCCTTATGACTTCCGCAGGTGGCGCACACCACCACTCCCTGATGGATTGCAGAAGTTTACGAAACAGGTCTCTTAACCAGAGTTTAGGATCCTGGTACCCGTCATTACTATGAGCGGGGACCTGGATCCTGAATTCTGGCGAATCCTGTGTCAAATCAGAATCGTAAAGTATTGTGCCGAGCCATCGGTCAGGGAATTACCCTAGCACGAGGGGAGTCTTCAGAGGGGAGTTAATTTATGAGTGCTGTTTCCACGCCGCCGGCCTCCCGGAACACTATCCGGTACTCCGGCGGCTTACAACAGCCCTCGAATCAAGCTGTTATAGCTACGTGCCACGCTCTCAGATGAAGACAACGTTATTGCCAAACGAGGTACACGAGGAGGAATTCTTTATGTCGCGATCTCTGTATCAACGCGATAAGGCTGGTGATACCAGCAATCTCGCGTATTGCAAGATCCCTCAATCGGAAAGATAGAGGAAGGCAACAGACCTATGAGTGTACCTGCAACAACCAAGTGGACATTGCAGTCCGCATAGCCAAGAGTAGAACAGATTCAGTTGCATGTAATGTGACAACGGGACACAACCTGGCGGTTGCCCGGTACGCGTCCCGTTCTTATACATGCAATAATCAAGACGATACAGGAATGCAACACTCTACTGAGGCTATGCTATAGCTATTGCGAGCCGAATGGTGCGCAAGGAGAATCCATTGTAAATACAGTATTCAGCATCCTGAGAATCACTGGATTATATCCAGGAGTCTCAGGACTATAATACTGTATATATCAAAAGCATATAGTCACGCAACAGATTCTCTGAGCGCACTCCTATTAACCAAACATTTTAGAATTATGAACAGTAGATTACTAAAGAAGCTTGAGGAAATCAAGAAAGAGTACTGGGAATCAGAAGTTTGCATGGGCGAGATGCTTGATTCAGTAAGTGCAGACGGATTTTCTATCGAGGATGCTCACTGGTTGTATATGCGTGCAATGGAGTGGGCAAACGGAGATAAGTTCTATATCCACATGGGAGAAGACGAAGATGTACTGAGTAAGGATGAACTCGAAGAAGCCAATCTGATAGTGCTGGAATAAGCACTATCCCTATAAACCAATTTTTAAGAATTATGAAAAGAAAATATCGTGTAGGAATTATTGAAACGTCGAACGGATTTGTGGACGTTGAAGCTAGTAGTGAAGAGGAAGCTAGAGAAAAAGCGTATGACGCATGGGCAAATGGCTATGCGGTTATGTGCGGAGATCTAGATTGTGAAACCAAAGAGGTATGGCTTAACTAAAAAAAAATCCCACGCAATAGTGGGATTCCTATTAACCAATATTCAAGAATATGACATACGACGAGATTATCAATGCAGTTGAGAATGGTGCGAAGTTCACCATCAACTTTCAGAAGAGAACATGTAGAGTGAACGGAAAGGTAGTAATGTCCGAGGAAGACAAGCCGAAGGATACACCTTACCTTACACCTGAGGTAGTGTTTGTAGGCATCGAGCAGAGATATGCTGCATACAAGCATTCTGCGCCGTCAGAACGTTCTGAATCACATCGCCGATACTACTTCAAGGCTTTGCCTGAGAAAGAGCTCTCAGACGAAGATATGATGTACGGAGTGCGACGAGAGCTAGCAAGATGCAAGCTGGAGCTGTACGTACTTATGCAGCTTCTCAGAGGCAACCTCTTTTGGGACTGCTCATGGGGAACGTGGTTCTGGCGTTCAAAGAACGACAAGGACCTGATTATCCTCAGAGACTGGATTGAGCCAAACAAGGGTGGGGCGTAAGCCTCATCCACTAGAGTTAAATAAATTTTTAGTAACCAATTTAAAATAATTAGAATTATGAAGCAGATTGTAACAATCACTGGTGAGAATCTTAAGGTAGTAGCTAACAATGTAGAGGTTAATGCAGCTGGTGCAGGTAAGAAGACCAAGGCGCAGATGCGTCTCGAAGCTCTTAAGGCAGCAGGCGTTGACGTAAGTAAGTACTTCCCTCTCGGTGACGACAAGCTTATCAAGATCGAGAATGGCGCTGCGGTCCCTGTTGATATGGACGATGCGACCATCGATGCGGTAGGCAAGCAGATTGTCGAGGGTGGATACGTAAGCAACTGGAAGCTGTTCCGCCGTTGGGTGATGAGCCAGATGTTCCACATGCTCAGACAGATGGACGGATGGAACTGGTCATTCAACCAGGTCTTGCAGCACAAGGGCTACGAGTACCAGTGGCGCATGCTTGAAAATGAGCTCTATGCTCAGATGAAGATGGCAGCTCACGGGGATCATGAGAATGCCGGTGCGAGAAACAGATGGTTCGGAGGCTACGTTGCTGCCGATATGGCTTATGACTACATCAATAAGCTCCGCAAGTATGTGGACGACAACCTTATTTGGAAGGTCAAGAAAGACAAGAACGGAAAGAAGACAAAGGCATTCAAGCATACCTGTAAGGGCAATCCTTACGTACGTCTTCAGAACGAGGACATTTTTGTCGCAGACTTAGAGAAGAAGGTATATGCTCCTCTCGGTAATCTTGCGCGCAAGATGTATGACAGCAATACCTACAAGGAAGTCTACGATGCTGTTCACGAGTTCAACAAGAAGCGCAAGCATCTCGCATGGGAAACCAAGCAATCAGATGCTTTCATCAATGCCTACAAAGGTTCTGGTTCCTACTACACGATGAGAAACCTCATCATGTTCCACGGAGCCAGATTCTGGAAAAAAGGACGAAAGATGTCAGAAGCCAACTCGTTGAAGGAGCTTGAGTCCAAAGCCAAGATCTACGACGAAGAGGGTTGGAGAATGCTCGGTGTTCTCAAGCAGCTCATTATAGAGAACGATATCGACATCCAGGGCAAGATTAACGAGTGGCATAAGGATAAGGTCGAGAAGGTAATCGCCAGTAAGTAGTAAGGTTCGCCGCCTGTAGTATGGTGGCCCGGCAAAGATGTTTTACGATAGCTTCTGCAACGAAGGATCTCCTCCAGTGCATTCACTGGAGGTAATCCTTCGAGCTAAAGCTCTCCGATCGAACTTTTATAGTAAGGCGCCAGCCGGGAGCCATTCTAGCCAAAAGTCGGTTACTGATTCGGTAACCGATTCTATGTCAAACCAATAAATTAAGAATTATGAAAGAAATTAAAGAGAAAATCGATGTGAATTCCCTTGTTCCTGCACCTCTAGATAACAAGAATGTTATGCTTGACTGGTGGAAAGAGAATATGTTCGATGACGAGAACTATTCATTCAATGGGAATGTGTATCTCGGATTCATCGCCGGGCTCCCCGTGATGGCAACCATCAGGGGAAATGTCGTCACGGCAAAATGTATTCCTCAGATATTGCGAACTTGCGAAGACCTCGATTTATTCACCAGTACAATCGTAAAGAATCTTACAGGAAACGCATTTGAGATGATCCACTCATCCTTATTCCCGAGATTCAAGCAGTACATCGATGAACAGAGGAAAGGTCAGCAACTCATCATCTCGTTTGAACTTGATGACAACGAGGCTATCATGACTTTCAACTGGAATGTCCTAAAAGACGTAGATTAGCCAAACATGTCAGTCGTTAACAGCGGCTGACTCCTTATCATAACTAGATTTTGTTTAAATGGTTCAAGCCGGTCTGTCGTGAGACACGCCGGTTTTTTGTTCCCCAAGTTTAACCAATTATATTAGAATTATGGGTAGAAATTACTGGACATTAAACAAGGAAGGTATGAAGAATCGCCTGTCTAAGGCACAGGCAGCTTACGAGAACGCATTGGAGAATGTAGAGAACCTGCACGTCAAGATCAGTGAGGGCAACAACAAGTTGGGGGCAATCCCATCTGTATCGCTCATTCCGGTCATGGACTGCGGTAACTGCGCTATCTGCGCCAAGAGCTGCTATGACCTCCGCAACGATATGATATACAAGGAGGTCATCAAGACGAGAGCAATCAACTCCGCAATCTACCACGAGGATCCTGAGCGATACTTCAAGGAGATTGACGGGTATCTCGACTACAGATTCCCTAGAGCATTCAGATTCCACATCGGTGGCGACATACAAGACAAATTGTATCTTGACAAGATGTGCGAGATTGCTCGCAAGCATAAGGATACCAAGTTCTTGGCGTTCACCAAGATGTTCGATGTGTGTAACGAGTATCTCGATGAGGGCAACGTCATTCCTGAGAACATGCACATCCTATTCAGCGGATGGCTTGGTCTCCAGATGGATAACCGCCACGGATTTCCGGAGGCGCATCCTATCTTCGAGAGCGGAACGTCTGCTCCGGAAGGAACACTTCTATGTACCGGAAACTGTACGGAGTGTCTGAAGGAAGACAGACTATGCTGGTCTATTGGGAAAGGTCAGGCGATAGGATTCCTTGCACACTAGCTAAAATCCCTCTTCGGAGGGTACTATGTCTAACCATTTAAAATTTTGTGAATTATGGCAGTAGCAAGAATCGTTAACGTTAATGATATCTTAAAAGCAAAGGGCTTGAAGCCGAAGGTGTTCAATCTGAACATATTCTGTAGTGCTGTATCAGATTTCTTTTTGACACATGAACCAAAGGAAACAATTTTGCTTGTTCCGAAGAGATTCCTCGACATGGAGAATCCACCAGAGGGAGACTTCATCGAAATGCTGGACGTAAGCATCTGGAAGAAGAAGGCGGAAGATCCCGACGATCCATTCGACTTCATCGACTATCAGTTGATGGTACGGAACAAGATGATGAGACCGATAATCTTTGTCAACGAGCCTTTTCTTACGGAAGCCGCACTCTCCCTGAGAAACATCTGCGGATATTCCGTCACGGGCAGAACACGAAAGAAAAAGAAGGAATACATCGTGTCTCTGCCGGTGTAAAGCCAAACAAGGCGTGGAATACTCTGTTTCACGCTCCTAGTATTAACCAATTTAAATAGAATGATTATGGAAATAGTAGATGTGAATGTGAGCAAGTTTGACAAGTATGACATGGAGGATGAGTACTACTTCGAGCCTCTGTGGGAGAAGATGTTCGATGAGGGTCTTTATACGGACAACTACAACAACGAGGCGGTCGGTTTTATTTATTCAAATGCTTGTCATTCAGAGGTCTATGACAACGCAATGGTTGTCAGATGGATAAAAGATAGTGCAGACAAGACACGTTTGGCCATGGTAGCAAACGACCTGGTAAATAACCTCATGGGCACAGAGAAAAACAAGATCATCACCGAGGAGAACAACGGAACCACGCTCCTTACTGACGACGGCATATATCTTGACATCTTCGTCAATTTCGAGATGCGTTACATACAGATTCTCGCTTACACGGAAGCCTAAAAAGCCCTCTTCGGAGGGTGCAATGTTTTACCAATTAAAATTAAAGATATGAATGATTTTTTGAAATTAGCAGAGAATTTAGGATGGAGTTATAATGTTGACGATACACCTAACGAAAGAGGTGAGGTTTGCGTCGAGTTAGAGAAGTATTCCCCACAAGGCCAAGATTTCATCGCCACAATTTGGTTCGAGAATGGCAATAAGTCTGACTTCATGGATAAGTTGTACCAATATTATAGCGACTTCGATCCTGACGAGGAAGCCAGCAAATGGATTGGCGAGGATGGACATGGTGTTAACGGCGCGCCATACAAATTATCGGATATTTTGCAAGATATGGAGGATTGCAAGGATATGCTACTAGATTTATGGAACGAGTATTTTTACGATGAGTACCCAGGAAATCGTCCAAATGAGACCGACGAAGGGAAGCGACTCGCAGGAGAAATCGAGGAGAAATCCGGAAAGCATTACCACTCGTGCTCTCTACAGAATTATCCGAGCGGTAAGTACGGCGTTATCATTGATGGCTGCCAGAAGTTTCTATCGGAATGCAAGGAAGAGACATTAGCCTATATGAAAGGCGTGCTTACGGGCCTTGATATCGAAAGAAAAGACTAAGCCAAACAAGCCTGCCGGAAACGGCGGGCATCAAGTCAAACCAAAATATTAAGATTATGGATAGAAAAGTATTGAAAGACAAGATTGATGAGTTGCGTTCAACAGCAAAGATGGAACTTGCATGCACCATCCGTGAGATAATGAGAGAGCACAATGTGCAGAAGAAAGAACTTGGCTGGCCTGTAGTTGTCAACAATAGCAGTCTTGTAGATATCGTAGAGGTAGGTAGTGGTGATACCGACATCCCGGTTTTCGTCATAAATGTCGGTGTTGGCTACTACAAAGAGCCTCACAAGGTAAGTGCATTGGACGATAGCGTATCGGTCGAGCTACTTGCTGATATTGCGACCGGGTTGAATAACGAACTGAGTGGATGCGTCAGCACTTATGTGGCAAAGTACAGATTCCTCTATGAAGACGGAACTACTGCCGACATGGATGAGCCTTATGTATTCCTTGCAGAATCAGAAAAAGATGCCAAAGATAAGGCAGACGACTATGCAGAAGTGTGGAATGACTGGAATGAAGATACGATAGAACTCGTGTCAGTCGAGAAGCAGGCTGCTTCGGAAGGTTAATTTAGCGTTAAAAACGGCAAAGATGATGGTTTATTTTATAAACTTTCGTATCTTTGCCACTAATAACCAAAATAATAGAATTATGACAGAAGAAATAAGAATCAAGACAAGAGACTGGGAGCGTCTGCTGAGTCCTGTCCAGCAGGAGAAGTACAAGCTCGCTATCAAGCAGGGATGGTTCTCCAACTACCACGACAACTCGTGGAGACACAGCACGTTCTACGGAGCGTACATCTGGAAATACCCGAAGTTCATCAAGGTCGTGAGAATGTTCGAGGAGATGCTGGGCCACAAGCCATTGTGGGAAGACATCACCGACGACAACCTCCGTGACCTCTTCGAGAAGATCCAGGAGAACTACGCTCCGAACTCAGCAAAGACCGTATGCGCCACCATCAAGGCGGTGATACGCGAGAACGATGCTACGAAGGAGATTAACAGCCCGACGTTCGGAAAGATACTCAGAACGAAGGCCGTACCAGTGCAGTCTGTCTATCTCTCGGATGAGGAGATAAACAGAATCATCAATTACAATCCGAGAGGACAGACGAAGAGATATGTTCAGCGAATGTTCCTGATGGAATGCCTCTGCGGTGCGCGCTACAGCGACTGCCAGAGGATAACTCCTGAGAACATCGATGATACCGGGCACTTCCTGGTGTATGTGTCACAGAAGACCAAGACGGAGGTAAGGGTTCCTCTCCACAAGAAGCTCCGTCCGTTCCTGGTATGCGGCACGGGTGTCGAGCCTCTTCCTGGAGAAGTCAGCGAGATGACCTTCAACAGGACTCTACGTGACATCTGCCGAGAATGCGGAATAGATGCGAACACGAAGGTATTCAAGGCGGGCAGGGAAGAGACTGGAAAGAAGTACCGTTTCATATCCTCTCACACCGGAAGACGTTCGTTCGCAACGAATCTTTCCAAGAAAGGTGTACCATTGGAACAGATTGCCGTCATGATGGGCCATACCAGCAATGGTAAGCCCAATATTCAGATGACGATGCGCTACATTGTCGGAAAGACCGAGATTGACAGCAATACCCTGAAGCTCTTCGGAGTCTATGACGAAGACCTCGATAATGGTCTCGGCAAGGACCAAGCTAAAACTGGAGGTGGCCATTAGCCATCTCCTGCTATTGTTTAACCAATTAAATAACGAATATGGCAGAAGATAATAAAAAAGAACTCATCAATGAGTGCCAGGAAAAGTATGCCGAGCTTATAAAGCAGACGGTCATAAAGGCACTCACAGGCGAGATTTCTACGAACTCCGCTATGGTAAAGGAATTGGAGTCACTGAACTTCCAATACCACGAGGATATGGACGAGTACGACGATACGGCGCCTGACCTTAACCCGGAGCTCATAGAAAACTTCATGCAGGCAGAGAATACTGGCAAGAATGTTTCCATTGAAGCGCAGGAATACCTTCTTTCCATCGGTATGTGTGAAGAGATGTTCAACCAGAAGATATGGGTCAACGAAGATGGCCATATATGCGACGAAGACGGTAACAGACTTTCCGCTGATGGTGAGCATCGGGTATTCGATATCATCAAAGGTGGAAAATGATATACTTCTAGTTTTCATAACTAGATTTGTTTAAATGGTTGTCCTCTCTTGCCCGTGAGGGTAGGAGGGAATTTTAAAAACAGCCCCGATTAGCCAAAAACAGGGAGCTTCGGCTCCTGCAATTATTAACTTTTTAAAAATAAGAATTATGGCAAATTGGGCATCAACAAGCTATCGTATTGAAGGCAACCAGATGGACCTTCAGGAGTTAAACGACCTTTGCAAGGCGTTTATGAACAAAGAGCGTCCTGTAATGGAGGAAGGAGCATCTGAGAACTGGGAAGGAAACATCATCCTGGCTCTTGGCGAGGAAATTGGTGACAGCTACATTCGTGGATTCATCCAGAATCTTGAGCTGTCAGATGGCCTCTTGAGCATCGATGCAGAGGAGGCATGGGGAGCAACGGACTTCAATAAGCTCCTCGAAAAACACTATGACGGCATGAAAGTGTACTTTATAGTGGAAGAGGAAATGTGTGAGGTCTATGCTACAAACGACGCAGAAGGCAAATACTTCAACTGTCGCTCTGTATTGACTTCGTATGTAGACGGAAAATATCACAGAGAAGAGTTTAAGAATAAAAATGAGGCTCTAAAGTATGCAGCGAAACTCATTGGTCGTGATTCTGTCACAAAGTTAGAAGTTGCAAAGTGGAACGAGGAACGCAAGAATAAAGGCGTTTTTGAATACATAAACATCAATGGATGTGATATTATTGACGAGTAATAATTTAAGCCCTCGACAACACGGTTAAGTCTTTAACGTATGGAAAGAAAAACAAAACATATTACCCTTCTTGATGACGGCAAGACCATGCTATACGACTTTAGCAAGTGCGATAATTATATAGAGGCGATTCTTGCGGACTACATAGATTGTACAACGGATGAGCAATTAAAGGAATCGATTTCTCTCTGTTTTCCAGATAACGTTTCTGATCAAGAAAAAGTATTTGGGAATCTGAAATCGAAATTTTCGAAAATTATTCCCGGCAGAAGAAAGGTATATTATGTGTCCGTCTACAACGAGAACAATGAAAGGGTAGCGGTTATCGGCAGCAACCTGTTCGGTAGTGGTTTGTTCTATACAAGACTAAGAGTTGATGCGGATTTGTTTGGCAACAAAGAGGAAGCCAAGGAACTGATAAGGAAGATAAAATCAAATGGAATTTGCAATAATCTTCGATATTTCGCTAAGGCGAAAGTTCCATCCGATATACAATACAAGGTAACAGAATGGAAGTTCTAGACCATAAATAGCCGCTTATCCACTTACAGATAGGCGGCTATTTTATTAAAAGTCACCACTAAAAACACACCGAAAAACACAATCTTCTCTTAAAATATGTGAATGTAAATATTCTATACTTTAATGAATAGTACAAATTCCTGTTTTTACTCTAATCGAAACATCTAGCCAAATCAGCACTTTCGAGAGTTTTGTTTTTACTTTTTACTTGAATGAGCGGATTTTTGACACAAATCAGGCATTTGGAGGGTAAGAATAATCGTCGTATCTTTGCAGTGCTTGTTAGGAGTAACGCACTAAACAGCGGACATATGAGTATAATTAAGTGATTATTCACTTCCCTATACGACCCTATCCAGAGTTCGGAGCGTTACACGAACAAAGGATAGGGTTTTTACTTTACCCTATTCCTTTTTCGGTCGGACAGGTAGTCTTGGTGGCTTGTCGGCTAAATACACTCGGCTACACAGACTTAAAACCCACGTCACAAGAGGCGCATGGTGACACCGCAGGAACTGAAGGCAGAAGGCGGGCAGGGCTGGGCGTACCCAGAAAGCTGCTTAGATTAGGTGCTGTACGATTTGGCAACCGATCCGACCGAAGGGGCTCATTATACTGGGTTCATGTAACTTCGAGTGGAATATTCCTACCAAGCTCTCATCGTTTCAATGAATGATGGGGGAAGGGGGAGAACCACTCTCTCAGAGGTCTATTGCCTGTTTCATATAACCTTTTTAAAAGGAAAATATTAATTTTAAATAAGTAAATATAGGGAAGATGAAAGTTAATAAAAAGAATATAGGGTATGTAAGACATAGTTTTACTCCTGTAAAGAACAAGTTGCTCAATAAAAACTCGAAAACCGAGTCCAAATTTGAGCAGATGTTAATTGATGCCAACATCTACTTCACAAGAGAGAAGGGGAATTACAAGATTGGCACAAGATGGTGCTATTACGATTTCTTCGTTCCATATTGGAGAATATACTTCGAACTTGACGGAGCTTCGCATAACTCGCAAGAGCAAAAGGCTATCGACTCTCAAAAAGACCGCATCATACGCAAGAAGCAGCGCTTTATCTGTAGAATCAGTAATGATTACGTCTTGGACGAGATGACCGAAATTGATTTCGACACAGCAAAAGATTTGCTTTGCAAGTATATAGAAAAGTCTGGCTTTATTCGCAAGAAGGCAGACACGTACGAAAAGGCTAAGAGCTACTATGAGTTCAATCTCAAAAAGAACCATGCTCAATCGGTAGAAGACTTCACGTCTAACAATGATAGCGTTGATTTTAACGACGATCGACAGATTACGTTATATAACAACTTGACTGGTATGTTTTATACATTCGAGAACATTATCGACGCAACCCTGAAGACTGGTCTCAAGGCCAAGTATATCTGGGAGCTCTGCTATACTGAGTATAAAAAGGTCGGAAATCTCAGAACGTACGTTGCAGCATTTTCCGTAGAAGAGTGCGAGAGGAGAGTTGCGATAGTTTACGAATAATTAAGGTAGGAAATATGAACGAAATGTGACCGAAAATCGCATTTGCATAAAAATATTAAAAGATTATGAACAAGAAACTAAGATTGCTGGTGACTGCAAAGTGTCACAACAAGTGTCCGATGTGCTGCAACAACCAGTTCGACTTCGAGAAGATTCCGGTAGTTGACAGATTGGACTATGATGAGATTAGTATCACGGGTGGAGAACCGCTGCTGCCTGGTAACAGCCATTTGACAACATGGCTTGTCGGAGGCATCAAGGCGACGCAATACGCCATGGGCTTGCCGGAATCGAAGTTCTACCTCTATACTGCATTCTTCGATTTTGACATTCTCAGAGATTGCAGCTACGAGTTCGACGGAATCTGCCTCACGCCTCACAAGAAGGTGGATGTTGAAGAGTTTATCGACATCAACGCAAAGATGCTTGAGCAGAAGAGAAATGGAGAGCTTAACGACTGTTTCGACCCAGACTGCTCCCTCCGTCTCAACCTCTTCGCAGACATGAAGGCTCTTCTCCCTAAGGACATCGACCTGTCTATGTGGAAAGTGAAGGACATGGAGTGGGTAAAGGATTGCCCAGTTCCAGAGGGTGAGGACTTCCGAAGAATCAAGGAGTTGTTCTAGACTATAATTAAAAAATAGATACAATGAAGAAAATCAAATGGAAAATCGCCGCATTCGTGGCGTGGGTTGTAATAACCCTCATGGTCGTAGATGTCGGACTCAGGGGAGTGAGCAAGGCAGACACGACAACGAACATCGTAAGCGTAGCCATTCTCCTGTTCTGGATTCTGGTTTCCATCGCAACAAATTGTTTAACATTCAAAAATAAAAAAGATGAAAAAGATTAAATTCGTGTTCATGTTGTCGCTGATTCTTTCAGCGTTGTGTTTAACTTCTTGCAGCGAGCGTATCGATGCAGGTTCTGAGGGTATCCTGGTGAACCTCTACGGCTCCGACAAGGGCGTTGACGACGTTAGCCTCGTTACCGGCCGCGTGTGGTACAATCCATTCACTGAGGAGGTCTATGAGTACCCAACGTTCGTCCAGACCATCGACTACCCTGCGTTCACCATCAACGCCAAGGACGGCTCAGAGTTCACCGTGGACCCTACCGTGTCACTGAAGATGGTTGACGGCAATGCGCCGAGAGTGTTCAAGAAGTACCGCAAGGGGCTGAATGACATCATTGAAGGTACGCTCTTCAACTACGTCAAGGATGCGTTCCGTATTCAGCTCAACAAGTACACAACTGATCAGATTGTCAGCAACAGGGATTTGGTTGAACGTGCCATCGAGGCGCAGCTCAGCAAGGCTCTCGCCAGGGAGCACTTCCATCTAGAGCAGTTGACATCAGGCTTGAAGTATCCGAGTTCCATCGTGGAGGCCGTCAATCAGAAAAACAAGGCTATCCAGGAGGCACAGAGAGCACTCAACGAGGTTGCGGTCAAGAAGGCAGAGGCAGAAAAGATGCTCGTTCAGGCACGTGCAGAACGTGAGGCCAACGAGCTCAAGACAGCTTCCCTTACTCCTGCTATCTTGAAAAAGATGTGGATTGAGAAATGGGATGGCAAGCTCCCGGTTTACGGGAACGTTCCTCAGATGATGATGACAACTAAGTAATTTACCGTGCCCGTCTCCTGCTTATAGCTCGGGGCGGGCATCTAATTTTTTGAATGTTATGAAAGAAAGATTAAAAATGATTTTCGACCGCATCGACATCTTTGTCGTGTGCATTGTCTTCGGGTGCTGCCTCACTGTAGCGGAGGTATTCATAGGAACCTGGGGAGGGTTTGTTCTTTTGTTTATAATGACTTCCCTTATTACTGAAGTATGCTACACCCTCCGCTGTAACGAGAAGCTGAAAATAGAGCTGATAGAGACAAAGGAAAATCTGAAGAAGGCTGAGAAAGAGTCGGATACTGCAAACCATCAGATCGTCAAGAAGAGTAGAATTATCCGATTCTACGTCTTACTGGAAATGTTGTGGAGGGAGAGATGGACATGCGAACACGCAAAGGTTAATTACTGCAAGCACAGGATAACATTGAGACAACTTATCGATGCGATGAATCATTCCGATAAGAGGTGTGATGAGATTTCCAATAAAATCTCTGAGCTTACCAAGGAATTGAACGAATTGTACGCTAAAAAATAGCAGTTTTCTTGCGTATGTCGGAAAAAGTTCGTATATTTGCACTAACACATTCAAATAACACTCTTCCGCCCGGCGTTCGGACTCACTCCCGGCGCCGGGCATCTCTTTTAGGATTTTGAATTATTCGTCATAAGCAATTATTAGGTTATAGGTTTGCCCCACGTCATTTGCAGATGGCGTGGGGATTTTCCTTGTTAACCGTTCAGATAGTCGATGACTTTTCGGTTCGCCTCGTCTATCTTCTTATTGTCGAACTGAATATAAAGGTCGGTGGTGGATGAATCCCATTCACTATGACCCAAAGCCTTGCCGATAACTTCCTTCGGAATATCAATGCTCGCCGCTATGGTGGCCCAGCTTCTTCTTGCAGTGTACCATATTATATCCTTGTGAAGTGGCTTGATTTCCTTCTTGATCAAGGCGCCACGCTTGTTCTTCTTCATCTCGGTAGGTCCGATTCTCTTCAGATAGTCACCAAGTGTTCTACGGAAGCTTGACTCCTTCGTTCCGTCATCCAGGATACACAGAAGATGATTCTTTCCCTGATACTTCTTGATGATTTCCATCGCTTCCGGCTCAACCTTGATGTCGTAGAGTCTGCCGGTCTTGTTGCGCTTGTATTGAATGCGCCCTCTCTTGATGCAGTCGGCAGGAAGTTCGAGCAGGTCGGAGAGGTTGATGCCTATCAGATAGAACCCGAGCATAAACAAGTCACGGTACTTCTCCATGAAAGGCTCTACCGGAAAGTCACGATACTCCCTCATCTCTTCGGCACTCAGATACAGGTACTGCTGACGCTCCGTCTTGATGGAAAACTTACGGAAAGGATATTTGGTGGTAATCTCGTTGTCTATGGCCCAGTTGAACACCGTACGTATGTTTCTGAGGTCGATGGCGATTCCTCCGCTCATGCGCCCTTTCAGGAGCTCGTGTGCCTGGAATCTTTCGAGCCAGTCCCTGTCGATGTTGTCGAAATCCGCATGCTCATCGAAGGATTCAATCCTCTTCCTCGTTCTGAGGAATATCTCCTTGGTGCTGTCTTTGGCCTTGGTCTTGATGAACTCATCGATGTAGTAGAGGATGTTCTTCTCTACAGATGCTGCCCTTCCGTTGATGATGGCTTTGATTTCGTCCTTCATCCTTGCTGCCGGAAGATCACCATTCATATAGATATATTCCTCCACGGACGCAAATAGCCTTGCAAGCATCGCCGTTTTGGCTCTTGCGTTCGGAACACTTTTCGGGAAGATCATCCCGCTGAACTTGACGGTACTCGTGATACCGGTATAGACCTGGAATCTCTTTCCCTGATAACTGATGATGAAGAAAACCTTGAGAGACTTTCCTTCAACGTATGTCTTGATGCTATTCATACTTACTCACAGATTTTACTCACAATTTTACTCACAACTCAATTTTACTCACATATTACTCACAAAACTACTCACATTGGCGTACATTATGCACGATTTTGTACCTATTTTGTGGTTGAAAATGATGGATTTTACTATGTTTTTAATGGTGAAAAATAATGTAAGTGGCTGATTATCAGTATTTGAGCGAGATACGGGAGTCGAACCCGCCTCACAGGCTTGGGAAGCCCGTGCACTA